TAGGTTGGATGTTTTTCTGCTCTTTACTTTTTAGAATATTATCTCGAACTCGCGTTAAAACGTACAAGCATGTGATAGACTTGTACTTTGAAAGCGTGCCACACAGCATCCGCACATTCAGCGTTCATGGCAATACATTAATTTACATTGAATACGAAGATTATCTGAGCGAACAACATGTAACGGAAGCCCTTCTACGATTATTGGGCACCAGCGTTCTTCTCAGTATCAAGCGAAACTGTTCCGAGCGGCTATTCCAGGAAATACAGCAGCGTTACGGCCCATCCATGAGCCAGCTTGAGCTCTGCACTGTGATGTCTGAATACGAAGCCTGACGTTTCCCGTCCCCTCCGCATGGTTTTGCGAAGGGGATTTTTTGTATTTATTTGTCAAAAATGAAAAATAAAGTTATTTTCGCTGTGAACTTTAAACTTAACAGTTATGGATACAAGAAAAATACCAGTGGAGCCTTTATCTCCACAACTCACGTATGAGCCTTCACCATCAGTACCTCAGACCGTACACTATCAGAGCCGTATAACCGGGATAAAACACTGTCTGGACGAAAAACAATATGAAGAGTTTGAAAACACGGTGTTCAGAAGAGAACCTGTCAGACTGATTCCCGAACCCGAAAACCAGTTTGACGGAAACGCCATTGCAGCCTATACAGCCGACGGAGTAAAATGCGGATACATCGCACGTGAAGAAACAGCGATGATAAGAGGCCTTATGGAAGAGCCTGATTTTAAAGCCAGTTTATTTTACATGGATTTCATGGCCGGCAGCGCAAAGATAGAAATAACCGTCAGCACATCTGTTTCTCTTTATCTCATGAAGCTGTTCTGCCAATACACACCGTTTGAATTATGCAAGGCAAATTATCTTTATCTCCGATGGGGTGGGATACCCGACAGCACCGAAGAAGGAATATTCTCTCCCGATGAACTGAGCATGGATTTTGACAGATTATCGCAGCTTGAACTCATGTATCAGGACCGTTTGGCGCAGGAGTGGGAATATAGGATGGGAAAGACCACGGTGGAGAATCCCGATAGACCCAAAGCACGCATGAGCGTTCCTCTCGACCTTTCCGTTTACGGGACAAGCTGGAAAGACATAGACCTTCACGACACCTCACTCATTGACCTCATTGAAACGGAAAACAAGATGCTGGCCCTCTACATCCGGATGCGAAGAAAAGGGATAAACCTCTCTCCGGAAGAATGTAACGAACAGATGGCAGACGGCACGCTGAGCGAAACGGTGCTGAAACGGATGCACTTTGAGTATGATAATAACAGGCTATAAACAAGAAAAAAAAGAAATGAAAAACTTCTATATAATTTTATTTATATCATTAATATTTTTTTCATGTGAGAAGAAATATGATACGCTTACAGATAGCAAGGGTAATAAGATAGTACAATTAGTTAAACTAAATAATGAAAAAGAAAAAGATCTGAATGGGAATATTTTTGAAAATAAAAAAGCTTATCTTATAAACTATATAAGATGGGATAAAGAAGAATTAATGAGAATAGCAGAAAAGGTTGCAAAATATTACAATATAGAAGATTATGAAATGTACTTTATACTTCCCACTTTAAAAGATGAAGTTTTAAACTCTGAACAACCATCGGATTATCTTACAGATTGTATAGTTCCTTATGAATATAGAAAAGAATACAATAACGCAAACAAAAATATACATTCTAAGGTATTAGAGCGCGATGGATATTCAGGAAGTATTTATACGCATATACGCTATCATGATAAAGATTCATTGTTATTAATAGACATAATGGATTCTTTAGGAATATCATTTGCACAATTTTATGATAAAAAAATAGAAAATCCTAAATTAATAGATTGTTATGCAACTTACAGTCCAATTAAAAAATTTCTTTTTATAGAAAATATTCATCAAGGTGATTTTTTCAGTATAGACAGTGTCAATGTAATTAAAGCTGTAGATAAGCCTTTAGCTGTAAAATTTTTTACAAATAAATATTTAACTAAGGAGCAGATTTTACGCTTAAAAAGAAATAATAATATAGGCGATGATAAAAATATATATTTTTATCTATATAATGATTGGGATAAAGAAGATTATGCTTCAATACATTATTTTAATGGTACAAACGAATATGTGATTTACATGTTTAATGAAAAGAAGACATATACATATAATGTAAGTAAGGATGAATGGACTTTTTACAATCATAAGGAATGATATGATAAAAGTTTAGAATGAAAAAGTACGATTTTAATGCGATAATCAAATTAAAATTGTTACATTTGCCAAGAAATTAAAAGGGAGGAATGATTATTTCTCCCTTTCCTCTTGCTTTTGTGATATTTGTTGTATATTTGCAATGCTCAACATACAACATACACAAATGCAGGTCGTGAACTTGCATAAATCGTGCAGGTTATTTTTGTGACCTCACTTTTAACATATTAGGTGTTATCGTACCCCCGTGTAAACCTGTAATGGGAATACAGCATTTGTGTAATGTGTTGAGCAACGGGAAAGGCGATAACACTTTTTTATACATATATTGTTATGCTCAAAAATTACACAAATCAAATCTTCCAGTACAACGGAAGTCCTATTTCCTTTCAGAAAGGAAGTAGTGTAATGGTTAATGCAACCGAAATGGCAAAGCCTTTTGGGAAACGTCCGGCTAAATGGTTAGAACTTCCTTCAACAAAAGAGTTTTTAGCTACATTAGTCACTATCCGAAAATCGGACAGTGAATTTGTAAAAACAATTAATGGAGGTACTACCGAAAAAGGGAAAGGCACCTGGATGCACGAAGATGTAGCACTTGAATTTGCCCGCTGGCTAAGTCCTGCATTTGCCATCTGGTGCAACGACCGTATTAAAGAACTGCTGATGAAAGGAACCGTAAGCACGGGAACCACGCAAACCGACTACACATGCACTGAAAACACTCATGGAAGTGTAGACAATCTTTCCGGACTCCTCACAGAAATAGAAGAAGAGCTTTCCGAATCCATTTCCATGCTTCAGCACAAGAAAGACCGTATTTCCTACCTTAAATATCGTCTTGAACGTGAAGAAACCTTGTCGGCAGGAACTACACAAAGCCAGTTTGAGCAGCGCATATCAAGGCTTGAACAGATGATACAGAATTATCTTTCAGGCGACAACGGTTCCGTCACGCCTGTAAACAAGAATCCCGAAACTACCACACATCCGTTCTACGCAAAAAAAGACATTCCATGCTACACCGTCAGTGAAATACGCACCCGCTTCCGCGATGCCATGCTTGTGCGTCAGATGGCCCGCACCATGAGCCGTGAAAACGGGATAGTGGTACGCACGGCACGCCTTTTCGACTTCCTTCGCCGTGAAGGATGGCTGCTTTCCACACCCGAATGTTACAACGCTCCTTCCGAAGAAAGCACAAAGCGCGGACTGATACTGGCCGCACACTCCAGCGCCACCGGTTCCGGAGTGAAATACTACACACCTTACATCACACGCGAGGGATACGAGTTCTTTTCACGCATCATCATGCAGAAAGGAGGCTACCTATGAAAAAGCGCGAAGCAAGAAAGGCCATAAACGGCTATTTCGGGGAAATAAGACACAGCATTATGTTTACCGTCACACGCCATGGCGTGCTGGCCTATGTGGAATACGAGGACTTCATGCCCGAACACACCGTGCGCCGTGAGCTGGAAAGTCTGCTCGGCAGCGGTTATCTGGTCAGTGTGAAACGCGAGTGCTCGCGCTCACTTTTCAAGGAGATTCTGGACTTTCTTTCGTCCGACACGAGCGGCCAGAAAACCCTTCTTATGATGATGGGAAACTACGTTTCTGCGCACCCCCTCCACAATAGCCTGTAGGGCCTGCCAAAACAAATGCAGCAAACCACTTGAGAGGTTTGCTGCATATCGCTCGAGAGGTTTGCCACAAACCACTTTAGAGGTTGCTGGCGCACGATTCAAAAGCCAGTTTCAGTAGTGTTTTTTGTCCTTCAAAAACGGTCGGTCTGGGAGGTAATTTAGAGTTGTCGAAAGACAAGTAGTACAAACCTTAAAAGCACGATTAAACTATGGCAATCGTTTACGAAAAACAGAAAATCACCCTCGGCTTCAAGAAAGACAAGCCGGAGGTTTACCGCATCAAGCCGGTACGTCAGCAACCCGTCACTTTCGACGACCTTCTTAATGAAGTGAGTAACTCATGCGGTGTGAACCGTTCGCAGACAAAAGCGGTGCTCGAAGCGCTTATCGACCGTATGATTGTGTTCATGAACTACGGCATGCCCGTAAAGCTGGGCGACTTCGGTTCTTTCAAGTCTACCTTCAACTCAAAGACGGGAGCCACTGCCGACGATGTGACTGCCGAAAACGTCACCCGAAAGAAAATACTTTTCTATCCCGGCAAGCGTTTCAAGCAGATGCTTGAAGGAATGTCTGTCACTACGATGGAAGATTACGATGAAGAGGAGACAGCAGGACAGGAACCTGAACCGGGTGGAGGAACCGAGCAAGGAGGAACAGACCCTGACGAGGGAGGTGGCGGATTTACGTGAAATCTTTCAGTCTTCTTTTTTTGTGAAAATGCTTGTGCAAACAAAGAATATTATGTACTTTTGCATTGGAAAAAGAAAGATAGCGCAATGGAAACAGAAAAAATCAAAGTACCCGTAAAGCAATCTTTACCTATGATAGCAGAAATGGTGAAGCTAAAGTATGTAACCGACGCATTAGGAAAATCAAGCGGATGGATATATAACAAGTTAAATCATGAAAATACCACATCAAAGTCAAGCGGCTTTAATCAAACTGACGTAAACAAACTAAATGAATTATTTTGTGAAATAGGAGAAAAGCTTATCAACACAAGGATTTATATCCCATCCGGGCAAGATAAAGATGCACTTACAGTAAGGCAGGAAATAATTGAGCAGATTCGGTCTGTATCAGATATGGTTTCAATGCCCTATATATATATTGGTAAGATGAAGAAAAGCACCTCATGGTACATTAACAGGATGCGAAAAAATTCTACAAAAGCATCATTTAAACAGGAAGACATCAATATGATAAATCTTTCACTCATTGAAATAGGGAACAAACTTCTATCTATTGAATTGACTCTGTGAAAAATTAAATTTCACACAAAACAGATTATCATAAAAAAGAAATTGTATATTTGTAATGCCCATAAAGAACTATAAGTCACATCTTCATGCCGTGTAATCCGTAAAATCGGATTCAGAGTGGTTCTCTGTGGGCGCACGGCATGAAGATGTGATTTTTTTTAAGATATGAATGAGAAGCAAAACATTATAGCAGAAAAAATACTTTTAGTATTAAAAGATTCAAATGGACATATAAGGGAAAGTGACCTTCTTGATAAACTTGAGAGTGTAGATAATTCTTTCAATCAATTAGAAAGTACTTTTGTGATAAGCCGAATGATAGAAGACTATAAGCTTATTTATCGCTCAAAATCATGGATATGCTTGTCTTCCAATGGTGAGGTAGCTATAAATTTAGGAATAAGTAAATATATCAGAAAGATACACTCTAACCAACGGTTAGACATTAAGATGAAAAGACTTGAAGTCATATCAAAAATCCTTTCAATAATAAAAGACAGTCATACCATACTGACTATTGCAGTAACAGCAGTATGTACTTCCTTAATATATACCCTATCACCAAACCTAAAGGAGCTCCTAAAATTATTCCTACAATGGTGCAAATCAATTTTCTTTTCTTCATAGATTTTTTATTTTTAGCAAAGATACTAAAAGGAAACGTATGTAGAAAGGACAATACATAAAGTATATAAAGGCAATCGGACGTAATCCGGTTGCCTTTTTTTGTATTCCCTTCAAAACTGAATAACAATCTGATAATTTGGAATTGAAACAAAAGATTTTTGCCCGATTCGCGATGAAAACCCGCGCCTCGCTACGTGGGACGTGTCCCCCTGGGACCCCGTCCGGAGGTGATATATGCCCGGGCGGTGTCCGCTGGTGGCTGCTGGTGGCTGCTGGTGTCCGCTGGTGGCTGCTGGTGGCTGCTGGTGTCCGCTGGTGGCTGCTGGTGTCCGCTGGTGTCCGCTGGTGTCCGCTGGTGTCCGCTGGTGTCCGCTGGTGTCCGCTGGTGTCGTTCCTCACCATGGAGGAACGACACCAGGAAGCAAGGAAAATGTAAATAAACCTTTCGTTTTAGTTTGAATAGTAAATAACGGTTAAATAGGTAAAGAAATTTGTGTACTTATTTGCAGATTAAAGAATATTATATACCTTTGTAACTGTAAACGATAAGCAAACGTTTACCAAGCCTCCGGGGCTTGCCAAAGCCCGGGAAAACGTTCTTTCCAGGTATAAAAAAAGCGGGTATTACAGGAATACCCGCCCGGAAAAAAGAAAGATAAACCTTTCTATTACTTTATAGCAAAAGCAAAGATACGGTTTTCTTTCCGTTCCAGAAAATATCCAGAAAGAAAAAACGTTCTTTGAAAAAAACCGTATAAACGTGATCCGCGTTCCGGCTGGTGATCCTGTTCACTATCATAGTTTGATACTTTCCCGGCTTGCATAGTTTGCAAGCCACACGCGAAAGCAAACGGAACAAAGTACACGCGGCGCGGTTAGTCTGTAACAAATAATCCGTATGAGATAGTAATATATTGATAACGGGAAAGGAGCCGAAAGGTAGCCTAACGGGTGAACTATGTTCTCCCGGGTCGTGCATAGTCGATACCCGTTACTATATTACTAACTTAAAATTATGGAATTATGAAAACAAATGTATCTAAATCAGTATTGAGACGCGAAGCTAAAAAAGAAACTAAAAAGCTTAATAGATCACCGTTTGGCGTTATGAACACAATAAACAAAAACCGTGATCAGGAAAAAATCAAAAGATACTTAGATTTTTACGGTATAAAGAAAGTTGATCTTTCTATGTTGCTAAGCTTCGAGCTTGGAGACGGTTTGCCTGTTTTCTGTAAATTAAAAAGATTATCAGATATTGAAACATTGGACGGGAACGAATTAAAAGTAGTCCAGATAGGGAAAAAATATTTCGAATACGTCCCAATAAGATTCGATGAAGATGATTTTTTTGCAAGCTTAGAAAGTTTGCTACAAATAAATCAGGCAAAGGAAAAACTGGAAAAAGCAGCAAAAGAGAAAGAGGCAAAGAAAGAAACAAAGAAAGCAGAAAAACGTGAATCTAAGATAAACGCTACATTGCAAGCTTTAAAAATAGAATTCTTAGACGCTTCTGAAGATATGTTGCTACAAATTGCAGAACGTATCGTAGACGCGGCTTAATATTTAGGGTGTATGGTATTCGTCCGGGTCCGATTCCCGGACACCCACAAAAATATATTCTATCTCACACGGCCGGCGAAAAGGGTATCTATATGTAGTATTTGGGACTATACACTCCAGCTGCATAAGGCTGCACTGTGGGCCGTCTTGAAACACAACACGGGTTTACTATGTGTTGTGCGGATAGGTGTGTCCATGCGCCTATAGTCATCCAGGCCAAGAGTCTGACGGTATCCAGGGCCGCGAAAATCATAATTCATAATTCTATGGCATAACTGTACCCGTATGGGTGCGGTGAGTCCTGCAACGTGTTGAACGATCAGTCAGGGTGCACCGTGTCCGTATGGATTCATGTACGGGTGTGCTATGCCCTGTTCAATCTTGGGTGTATGCCGGAGTAGTTAACCGGAAAAGATCCATACTGTTTTAGCGTATGTATGGAACGGGCTGGGAGTTATCCGGGCCTATGGAATCAACGTACCATGCGGACACGTGTGTCTGTATGGCGGTGCGCCTGCAAAGGTCGTCTATGCGAAAAGTGTATCCGTGAACGCTATGCAAATAGTGTATCATGGTGCATATAGGCGGGTATGCGTCAACGCAACGAAAACCAGCTTCGGGGGTGGTACGGAAAACCCCTACCTATGTAGTGCTATGCGCTTTCGGGTGCATGGCACTTCTTGTATGTATAACTATAAACTTTTTAGGATTATGGAAGAATATAGAGTAACTGTAGATAAAACACGTATGGATTCAGAAAAATTAGCTGAACTTCTGGAAATGTGTGAGGATCATGTGCAACTAAAGTTTTGCGGTGCGTTTCTACACATTAATACGGATAGTCTGACTATATGCAGACTATTAAAAAACTATCTGCGTAAATGATTCTATCAGGCCGTTCACCCTTGCCGGTGTACGGCCTGCAATCACAACTTAAAATTACTTTGAATTATGGTAAAAAATAAATTTTATCTGGTAACATGTAACACATGGAATGGTAAAAATATTAATCTATGCGTAACAAACATTCTAAATCACGCAAAAGCAGTTTGTATGGACTATTCAAATCGGAATGCACGATATAAAGAAATATCAGATATGCAAGTTTTACATATTCTATCTACAGATTTTGCTTGCCAGAATGCTATCAGACTATGACCTATCAGGCCGTTCACCTTTGCCAGTGTACGGCCTGCAAACTTCTTAAATAGTTTGAGTTATGAAAAAGAAAATGAAAGTCATTCTGTGCTGCGTGTTTTTATTCGTGGCTTTGTGTTTCGCTGGTCGTTCCGACTGGAGCGAACAGGTTATCTATGTAATGCCAAAAAGCGCATACGAAAGTATTAGCGCAAAGCTCGGCGAAGATTGCAGTGACTACGAAATAGCAAAAGAGTACGTAAAAAACAAATCGTACTACGACGCTATGGGGTATTAATTCCATGCTGGAGGTACTTTACGGTACTTCCAGAAACTATTACTAACTTAAAACTATAGGAATTATGAAGCTTTTAGATGTAAACGGTAAAAACGTAAATGTAGAAATCGGTTATGTATGGGACAGGGAAGACAAATACCTTGTTATCGTAGACAATGATAATAAAGTTAAGTATGTAGTAAATACATGGAGTAGCACATTTAATAAGGAATCGGTTGAATATTTGACCTATAAATTCGCAATATTTATCTCAAAAAGCGAAAATGTGTGCTACTCATATGACAGGAAACCTGCAAGAAAAATTTGTCATAATGATGATTTTGGTAGGTATAAAAAAAATTACAAAACTATATCTCCGTCAGAATGTACATACGTTATTAAAAAAACTGATTCCTGTTTATATCAGGAATCAGTGCTATATCTAACTTAAACTATGGAATTATGGATAAAAACAGAAATTGGTTTGGCGTGGATGCTAACAATGAATCATCGTTATTTGATTACGGTTTTCTTATGCGTTACCATGGAAATTATGAATATCAGGTGATATATCTTGCAGGCTATGAAGGAGACAAACCTTTATACGCATACGGATGGTTCAATCCGAAAGAATGGGAAAAAGACCTTGTCAGGACCATGAATAAGAATCAATATCCGGACGCAAACCAAATAGCTTCATGCTGTTTTGAAAGTGATGGTGCAGAATGGCTATATAGTGTAAAAGATAAGCCACAATGCTTTTTATCGGATATTCTTTCATCATACACTTATGAAGATGTATTCGGAGGAAATTATTATGGGGATTTTTATACGGTACCACAAATCCGGAAACGTCTGAATCGTGCGCTTTCCTAACTATTACCCGGTTCCGCATTGCAGCGGTTCCGGATGCTATTATCTAACTAAAACAAAGGAATTATGACAAAATCATTGACAGCCGAGGATTGGGAAAGACTTACAAAAGCTATGTATTCACAGATAAATCATCGTCCCGATCATAAAAAATAGTAAGAAGAATATGCAAGAATGAAGCTGTAGCCACAAAAATCGAGATAGACGGTCCGGGAAGTTGTGCGGTGTATGTACAGCTTCATGACGGTTTTTGGGGCGAATGGATTGACGTATGGGTGAAAGATGATGACGTTCAGGTAGATTGGAATGACATGTACATGGATGACATCAAAAAAGATTGTGACGTTTTCGGTATTGTTACATCGCAGGCTGTAAGCTATGCAATCAGTCAGGGTGTGATAATTGAGACAGAGGATGGCTACAAAGCTTCATAGTATTAGCCGGTACAGCGTTGTAACTGTATCGGCTGCCATGTCTAACTATAAAACAAAGGAATTATGGAAAAATCAAAATTACTCAGAGCAAGTGTATATGTAGGTACATATAAGAAATATAATGAAGGTTCGCTGGCTGGCGCATGGATGGAATTGGCCGACTATGAATCGAAAGATAAGTTTATGGAAGCCTGCAAGGAATTGCATAGCGACGAGGAAGAGCCAGAGTTTATGTACCAGGACTATAATAACATACCAGACGGTATGATAAACGAAAGCTATATCGACCCGCTAATATTTGGTATCATTCAGTGTGCAAAAGATATGGATGACACAGAGACAGAAGCATTCTTTACGTTTCTTGATATGTACTTTGTGGATTATTCCTATATCAAAGACGGTGAAGAGCTCGTAGAAAAGTTCAGAGAAAAATATCAGGGTCAGTTCGATACTGAAGAAGCGTTTGCCACCTATATGGCGGAAATGAAATGGCCTGAAGAACTTCAAACTGAGTTTGGTCAGTATTTCGACTACGAAGCATATTCCAGGACATTGCTTACCAGCGGATATCGCCATCAGGGTGATTTCTACTTCTGTGTAGCTTAAACATTCCGGCAGGTTTTTGAGAATCTGCCGGGGCCTATTTTCTAACTTAAAATTTATAGAATTATGAAATCAGGAAAAATGTACAGAATGGATTGGTCAAATGGTTTTCAGATGGTAGAAATCGGTAAAAAGGTTCTCGAAGTAGGCCAGCGCGTTTATGGATTCTTAGGTTATGGAGGAAGCGAAAGCGGTAAGTTTATCGTGACTTCTGTTCCTGACATTCACGGACGGCAGCAAATGGCCGAAATCGGAGGATGGCACCGTTTTGCATATTGGAGAGTAGGCCAGGACGACCAGCCGTTATCAAAGAAGTTCGGGATTGGTTACTATTGGGACGACAAAGAGCCCGATTACCGTATGTCGGAACAGGAAATAGTCAAACTGGTTCACCAGTGCGAGGTACAGCAGGCATGGAACGAGCATCTGGAGAAAAACAAACGTATAGCCAGCCAAAATCGTACCTGGCAGCTCCGAAAAGAGTATGGCTCGATACTGACAGAAAGCAAAGGCGGATATGACGACAAGACAGCCAAACAGAACATGCTTGTGCTTCTGAAACGTGCTTTTCCGGGTGTAAAGTTCTATTCCAAAAAGAATGGTTCAAACAGCTACAACGTAAGATGGACGGACGGTCCGACCGAAAAGATGGTTGGTAAAATCTGTTCTATGTTTGCTGACACAACCTTTAATGGATACACAGACATGGAAGAAAACATCGGAGACGAGTTCACCTCCTTGTATGGTGGAATCGGTTATATGCCGGACATGGAGCGCAGCTATTCTGATAAAGTATGGGAGGAAGCAAAAGAAAAATTCTATGCGAAACATCCAGAGGCTATCGGAATAACTGAAACAAATCAGTTTCTCCCAAAGTCTTATTCAGAGTTTGTGGAATCTAACCAGTACACTTCTGCTTCAAGTTGTTTACGAGGTTATCTGAGTGATATAGACCTTTATCAGAAACCGGAGAAAAAACCTGTAAGTTCTACAGCAAAAGCCGTAGAAAATAAATCTGATTTGCAGATTGTAGATTACAGCGAAAAGGCCGTGGCCATCATCGGTAACACCCGTGACTATGTAGCGAAACTGAAAGAACTTGGCGGACGTTTCAACGGGAAGCTGAAATGCGGTGCAGGTTGGGTTTTCTCAAAGAAACGCGAACCGGAGCTGAGAGAAGCTTTCTCTCTGTAATGTAGAAGGTAGCCGGAAGTAATTCCGACTGCCTTACTTATTGTCTAACTATTAAAACAAATTGGAATTATGAAAAGTATTTTTGAAGAAGAATTTTATCCTACACCGAAAGAAGTAATCGACCGCATGATGATGGGTGTAAATGTATCTGGTAAAGTAGTATTAGAGCCATCTGCAGGTACAGGAAACATAGTTGATTGGTTGAAAAAAGCCGGGGCGCGTGAAGTACTGGCATGTGAAAGAAATCATGACCTTCAACGGATAGTTTCACAAAAATGCGACCTTATATGTGACGATTTCCTGAAGCTGACAGCCGAAGAAATAAGTCACATTGACATGATTGTAATGAACCCACCGTTCAGTACTGCCGCTCATCATATACTCCATGCTTTTGAAATTGCACCGGCAGGATGTGAAATCATAGCTATATGCAACAGCCAGACAATTGAAAACACTTATTCTATGGAGCGTAAACGCTTGAAAGAAATAATTGAGTTCAATGGTGGTACGGAAGACTTGGAGCAGTGTTTTAAGAACGCTGCCAGACCGACAGACGTATGGGTAACTTTAGTAAAGCTTTACAAGCCGGGCGAGGGGAACCATGAGTTTGACGGTTATCTATTTTCCGAAGAAGAAGAGGAGGAATATAATGGTAGCGAAGGACTGATGCCGTATAACGTGATACGTGATGTAGTTAACCGCTACATTATGGCAGTAAGCAAGTTCGATGCAGTTATGGCCGCCTCACAAGAAATAAACGATCTGACATCGTTAATTGGAGGATGCAGTATCAAGTTTGGGGCTTATAGAAGTAATAAAAATTTCCATTCTACTGTAACGCGGGAAATGTTCAAGAAACAGCTGCAGAAAGAATCTTGGTGCTTTATATTCAACAAATTGAACATGAGTAAGTTTGTTACTTCAAAAGTCCGTGAAACGATAAACAATTTTGTAGAGCAACAACAAAATGTACCGTTTACTATGCGTAACATTTATACTATGCTCGACATGATTGTAAAAACGCAAGGAAACCGAATGAATCAATCACTGGTAGAAGCATTCGACTTGATTTGTTCATTCAGTGCCGAAAATTCTACGGCAGGTGAGACCTGGAGAACAAATGCCAATTATATGGTAAACCGCAAGTTTATTGTTCCTTATATGTGCTCCTATGATTCACGATGGCCTAATAGCTATGTAGAAAGCAGTTATAGCGGAAATGCCAACAAAATTGATGACTTGAACACTGCATTGAATTACATTTCCGGAACTCAATTTAATCAAAATCTAAGGCAGTTTCTTTGGGATAAGAAAATACCTTGGGGCGAATGGGTTGAATGGGGATATTTCCGTTTCAAAGGATTCAAAAAAGGAACCATGCACTTTGAGTTCTTGGACGAAAAACTTTGGATGGACTTCAACCAGCGTGTAGCGAAAATCAAAGGATGGGCGTTGCCTAAGAAAACAGAAAAGAAACCACGAAGCAAAAAGGCTGCGTGATATAAGCCGGTTGCAGGATTAAGCCTGCACCGGAACTATTGTCTAACTTAAATTATTGGAATTATGAATATAAAGAAACTTAGTTTATCAGAGAAAAATCAATATGCTGTAACAAACATTTTACAGTCTATTGATAACAGCAGAACATATTGTTCCTATCTGGAAAATGGAGAGTTACGGTATGAGATTGAAGAGATGATAGAAAAATTCAAGAAAAAAGTAGAAAAGAAAATTTCTGATAACTTTTGATTCATAGCCGGGCGGAGAGTAATACTCCCTCCGGCTACATTGTCTAACTTAAAAACAAGCAGAATTATGAAAAGAGTATCATTAGAAAACATGATGAAAGAAGTGTTCAACAACGGTAAAGTTATTAAAACCGAAACAAAAGATACCATTTATGGTCATGAATGTATGACCACCATACAATACGGAACATTCAAATGCAAACTTCCGGTAAGTGGAATAGCCGCTACATTGAAATATGCAAAAAGTATGAGCCGTAAACCCACAGAAAAATTCCCGGTACCTGCCAGCCAAAACATACTCGCATTTCTATATAAATTTAAGAAGGTAATACCTTACTACATTGAAATGGTAAATTCAGGAAAAGGTAGGCAATGGTTTGAAAACAGAATGTACATCAATTTCCCGGAAGAAGCCAAAGAAATCATGAAAAGTGCAGTTTTCAGTACAGAATCCGACCGTAAATACGCTCTTTCAACCATGCCAAAAGCTTGGGAAGCATATAAAGTGATTCCAAAAGCAAAAAAATCAGTAAGATTAGCTGTATAATAAAAGCATAACCGGAATAGAAAGAGATTTCTTTCCGGTTGCATTGTCTAACTAAAATTTTGGAATTATGAAAGTAGAAAGAAACATTATGTTGGAAGTAGCATTTGGCAAAACATCTATAACAGGAGAAGCTACAAAAATCGCTTGGCAAATAATATTTGAAGGACTTAAAGCAAAATTCAAAAAATTTGCTTTCTTTTATGATGGAGATGAAAACAATATACTTGATTTGCAAGATTGTATTTTAGATTTTCGTTCTTTCGGGGCTGAAATAGTATTCGAGAATATACCTAAAAAAGTAAATCCATTTGGAACACTTCGTATATCAGGAATGACAATTAGAGAAAGTCTTGAAAGACTTTTTGACTACCTAACAGATAACGAACTAGAAAAAATGGACATATACGAAGATAAAATATTTAAGGTAAAGGGTATAAAAGGTAAGTTTAAACTTTCATACACTTTGCTTCATTACTGCTTTGCAAAAAGTAGAATCTCGTCAGAAGACTGTTTGAAACTTATGCGCATCTAACCTACTTCCGGATTCAGGTTTGCAACCTAGTCCGGTGCTATTGTAGAACTATAAAATAAATGAATTATGAATAGAGAAATAAAATTCAGAGGAAAAAATAAAATCGGATAGATAAAAGGCGTCCTATCTTATCAGAATATCAAGAATGAGATAGTTCCATGTATTTATGATGGTTATATGTATTGTGTTGTAAATCAAAATACTATATGCCAGTTTATAGGCTTATGTGACAAGAAAAGTAAAGAAGCCTATTTTAATGATATAGTAAAATTTACCCCTAAAGTTTTAAATCGTTTTGGTTCTGAATATATTGATGCAAACTATGAACTTTTTGCTGTAATAGAGGCAAACGAATACAATCATTCCGTTCTTCGTATTCTTCATAATAAAGGGCAGTTTAAGAAAAACGAAGTTTATCATATTGAAGGTTTGCTTAATGGAGAGATTGTCGGTAATATATACGATAACAAAGAATTATTAGAAACTAATTTAAGAGATTAATTATGAGTAAGACACATTTCAACAAGAACAATACAGTAAGCATATTAGGGCTCACAGAAGACGAGTATAATGCGTTACGCAGTGTTATGTATTCATCTAAAAGATGTTTTGACGAACCAGACGAAGATCAAGGTTATTATAGTAACGATGACTTCGTTTGTCTTCTGTCAAAAGAAGAAAAAGAAGCATTAGATAATTTGGAAATATAATTCCATCTACCGCTGTGAAGCGGAAGTTTTTAAGTTAGTAATCCAGCCGTAGGAAAAGTGATTTTCCTTCGGCTACTTGTGAAAAATAACTATATTTACAACGTCAAACTTTTAGAATTATGGGAAATAGACATAAACCGTTTACAAAATAATTCCACAAGTTAGTTTTAAGTTAGAACAAGTCCGGCGGAGATGGTACTCTTTCGGGCTGCAAATGTTTAATATAAATCGTGAGACACACGTAAAACTGTATATCATTATGAAAAGAATAGGAGGCAACTCAGGTTATGTAGGTTATTCAATGAGTAAAAGAGCTGTATCTGCTCGTAATGAGGGTGCTTATCCTAAAACAGATTTTAAAAAAGAATATTCAGTTACGGCTTCACATTTTGATTACTTAGATAGAGCAGGTGTAATCTATGTATCAGAATGGCACCACACGTCTAAGTTTGGGAATAAGACCGATTTTTATAGATGGTCAGAAGATAAATACGCTGATATATATTTATCTTCAAAAAAAGAAATATCTTCTTTAATAAAATCTGTAGGTAAAGAACCGAGAATGTATGATTATCTGATTGAAAATATGCAAAATTTCTGTTATGACCATGATAAATATGTGAAAAGAAAAAATGAGGTAGTAAAAAAAATTCAAGCCATATTTTACAATGAAGATTAAAAATGTAACAATGATTCACAGAGGTTTGTATGCACACGTATGTCCTCTGTGTGGAAACATACTTGCTTCTTCATCAGAAGAAGACTTGATGCCTGAGTTTTCTATTTGTGATTGCGACAAATCTAATCATACTATTCCAGTTTTTGAATTGTACAAAGAAAACGGAAAGACTATGATCCGAAGAAACACATATCCCAGATTTACAGGAGAAGTAACAATGGGAATTAGTTCAGATATTGAAAATGTAAAAGTAATTGACAATATAGAAAACGCATTAGACTTGGCAAAAGCTATGCGAAAAGCAGGAGAATTTTTACTGAAAAGATAATTCCTACCGCTGTGAAGCGGAATTTTTAAGTTAGAGCAAAGGCCGACGGAGAGTGATACTCCGCCAGCCAGCAATGTTTAATCTGAATCGTGAGGCACACGGAAAAAACTGTTTAGAGTTATGAAAGCTAGTTTTGAGGATGTAGTAAAAGCAACAGGAAAGAATTTTGAATGCGAACAGTCCATAAGCGGATACTACCGTCTTGTATGTGATGGGAAAATAATTTTAGACGACAGCGCTTGTGAAGATGTAAACGGAACTGAACAGGAAGCGAAAGATTTCTTTGCGGAATACCTGCTAGAATATGAAGTTCCGGAAGATAAGAAAGAATACCGTTGCGGATTATGTTTTCTGAGATGATAATAATCATAATTTCCTGCCGCTGTGAAGCGTAGTTTTAAGTTAGTTAAAAGACCGAAGGTAAAGTAATGAACCTTCGGTCACTTTTAGTATATGAAATAGAATATTAACCAATTAAATAGTTGAATTATGATAACTTACGAAAAAAATTACCTGAAAGAATTAGCGTCTAATTGTGCAGATGTAGAAATTTATGTCTATAGAGGAAAAAATCATAGAATCCACACTGACAGCATAGAAGGGCTGGATATAGATCTTGACAATCTTCCTGATGAGATAAAATGCGACTTCAGCGAAATGGACGAAGAAGAATATAATGAAACTATTCTTGCAAATTCCGGAATTAAAGCCGACTTCGATGACTGGTACGACGACAAAGAAGCAAAAGTGCTGGTAATAGTGCTTGATTATTTCTTTTACCAGAATTTAGTTAGTGAATAATCCTGACTAAAAAGGTTGTTTTAAGTCCGGCCGGGAGTAATACCCAGTCGGACTACAATTTTCTAATCTAAAACGTGAGGCACACGGAAAAAACTGTATAGAATTATGTTTGAAGATAAGAAACTTAAAGTGATTGTTTCTAAATTCGACAATAACGAAATGTATATCATTGCTTCCGATGATGTAAAAAAAGTAAATCTGCATGACTGCTATGATCAATACGGACAGAAACTTGACGCAGAAGCAGCCGGAGACTATTCACTGAAGAACTGCTATTGTTACAGCATGGAAAATGAAATGAAAGCGAAAGGGGTTGAAATATTTGGAGAGTCATTCTCTGATATGGAATACGATAAGAACGACCTTACCATTGACAATGCAGAAGAGATAGGTCTTAAAGAAAAAGAGAAAGAAATCAACGATTTCATCAGTAAATTTGAGGAGGAAGAAGCCAACTACATAGAATGTGAAGCTATTCAATATTGGGACGGACACAACAATCGTTCTGCTATTATCGGTGGTGAAGAAGTAGGAGCTGATTATGAATATACCGGGGATAGTCTGGAGAAAGAAATCCTGAAAGAGTTTTCCAGGATAGAGAGTCCGGAATATAATAGAGGTTTTGCAACGGTAAAAAGCGAGAAATACACTTTCAGGTTTTCGCAGTATGCCGATAAAAACTTCTGTATATGTGAGGTATCTGTAAAATCACCGTTTGATGAAGAGGAATAAAAAAAGGCTACCGCATGGCAGCCTTTTAAATTCCTTCTGGTACGATTAAAAAAGTAAGCTTACTTTTTAGAACCTACAAATAGTAGAAATTGTTTCAAATCCATTGAAGGACAATGCAAATGTATAAAACATTATTCTAAAAAGCAAAAATTTGCACATAAAATAATTCATAATTTCATACCGCTGCGAAGCGAAGTTTTAAGTTAGAGCAAAGGCCGACGGAGAGTAATACTTCGTTAGGCTACAAATTTTTAATCTAAAACGTGAGGCACACGGTAAAAACTGTATAGAATATGGAAAAGAAATTTATTTTGACTGACAAATTCATAAAACTCGCAAGTGGAAAAAAATTGTTTCAAATCAAATGCATAAAATCATTTAAGTACGCCAAAGAAGGTGACTTGGGAGGTTATGTTGAAAAAGAAAGCAACCTTAGCCATGAAGGTGATGCCTGGGTGCATGACGATGCTCTGGTGTTCGGTGATGCTCAGGTGTACGGCAATGCCCAGGTATATGATAACGCAAAGGTATATGATGACGCAGAGGTGTATGGTGATGCAAAGTTGCATGGGAACGTCCGGGTGTATGGATATGCCGAGGTGTATGATAAAGCCCAAATGTATTGTAACGCCCAAGTGTATGGATATGCCAAGGTGTATGACAGAGCACAAATATATGGTAATGCTCAAGTGTATGGATATGCCAAGGTGTATGACAGAGCACAAATATATGGTAATGCTCAAGTGTATGACAGTGCCTATGTGTATGACGGAGCACAAATATATGGTAATGCTCAAGTGTATGGATATGCCGAAGTGTATGGCGGAGCACAAATATATGGTAATGCTCAAGTCTATGGTGATGCCGAGGTGCATGAAGAAGCTCAAATATATGGGTACGCTAAGGTTTACGATACCGCTAACATACATTGTAATACTGAAGTGTATGGCGATGCCAACATATATGGTGAAGCCTGGGTATATGGATATGTTAGTATATATGAGAACGCCCACGTATATGGCAATGCTCATATATATGGTAATGTTGATATATATGGCAATGCACAGGTGTATGGCTGTTCCTCTGTATGTGGCAAGACTATAATATGCGAGAATGCCCACGTATATGATGCTGAGATAGATGACAACGAATTAGTACACTGCCCTACATGGATACGTGGTAATGCCGAGATAAAGGACAATGAAAGCCATTGTGGGTTCAATCTTTCAGGCCCATTCATTAGCCACATACATGCCTACCGGACTAAAAAAAATGAAGTGGAAATTACTTGTGAAGATTTTCGTGGGAACATGGAAGAATTTGAAAAGGAAGTAGAAGAAACGTATTCAGGAAAAATATCCAAAGAGGAGTGCAATCGGATAATAGAAGAAATCAGGACAAAGCTCGATTAATATGTATCCTCTAAGCAACAGAGGAAGTATCATGATGTAGTCTGGTTTATAGAAATAAAATAAAAAGCGCGACGGAGTACGCCGCGCTAAGATACTAAAAGTGTGAAGCAATTCACAAATGAAAACCTACTGATAGTAGATTTTCGTTTTAATCCACAAGGGACAATCCCTTGACGGCACAAAGATAGTATTTATATCTTATATCAAAAAAAATCATCATAATTCCTATATCTGTTTTATAACTGAATTATTATTTTAAAAGTAAAATCAATGAAAACACAAATAGAAAAACTTAGAGAGCTTTCAGACAAAAAGAAAAGTGTAGTAATGAATCAATATGTAGATGATTTATTACGCAATGGGAAGCATATACTGTACGGAGCCGGTATAGTGGAGGTTACTATTATAAAAAGAGTTATACCGAAGAACTGGATAAACTTCTTACAGAGCATGGCATAAGCCATGAAATAGGGAACGACGCCCCTCGCGGTGGAATGAATGGTGAGTTTGTATCACTTAAAGGAACTGTGTTAAAGTATGTGCTGAAGTGTAAAAGAGAAAGAGAGGAATTATGGAAAGCAGAACAAGAGCGCAAGGATAAGCAAAGAGCATTGGCTTATGAAAGATATAAACAGGAATGCGAAAAAACTTATAAGTTCTGCGTGGAGAATAATATAGAAATTGATTTTTCTTACTTTACTGAAAAAGATAATGAAAGGTTTTTTCATCTTGATTATGACGATATAAAGAAGAAAAAATTAGGATATAAAATATCTATTCCTAAACGCTTTTACGGTATAGCATCGAGGTATTCAGGCGTACAGTCGAATGAAGGCTTTCGTAGATACGTTAAAGAAAAACTGTTGTCTTCGGGTTTATCGCATGAAGGGTGCAAGATTACTGAAATTTATGACTGTGGCGTTGGTGATGGTTAATTTATATCCAAAAATATTTATCATAATTCCTGCCGCTGTGAAGCGAAGTTTTAAGTTAGAGCAAAGGCCGACGGAGAGTAATACCCCGCCGGCCTTCTTCATTTTTAAATTATAAACGTATGAATAAGAAAAGAAGAAAAGAAATCGAAGACCTAAGAGAGTCGTTGAGAAAAGTATATGAGGAACTTGAAGAACTCAAAGATGAAGAACAAGAAGCCTTTGATAACCTACCTGAGTCTTTCCAGGAATCCGAAAAAGGAGAGCGGATGCAAGAGTACATAGAATACATGGAAGAAGCTCTCTCAAGCATTGAAGAATCAATTGAAAGTTTAAATGAAATAGAGTAAAATTATGGACGGAGCAACAATTTTCTCAGTTATCTGCGTCCTGCTTTTCGCAGGCTATCTGGTGGTAAGATACCGCCGCTACAACATTCATCGTGCACTGAATCTGCCGAAAAATCCTCCGCGTTACCCGGACAGTGCCATTAAATCGGCCAAGGAAATAGGTAAATTCCTGTTCACCCGTGCGGAGATTTGCGGAGTTCACTTCATGACGGCCGACGAAGATACGGGCGTTTCCTACGAAGCTATCCGCGACATCTCTCGGGGGAAAGACACGCACATAGTGAACTTCCTGCGCATGGCTCACTTTCTGGGATGTGAAGTGGTGATACGGCAAATAGGTACGACCGACACCGAAGACCCGGCAACAACTCCGCAAGTTTACGAGGAAATGATTGCCAACATTGAAGAGGAAAACAGAAGATAAAAAACATACACTTCAATTAATTGATATTCAGCACCGGTTCAGTCGTGAACCGGTGGTTTTTTGAATTTTAGATACAATTTTAATGCGATTCTTGCTTAAAATTGTTACATTTGCCATGCGAAAGAAAAACAATGAATTAACCATAAAAGCAGGGCAAATGATCTATACTAACCAACGACGCAGGGAGCTTAACAAAGCTCTGTTTTCTAAACTGCAAAATCCCCTTATTACTACGCTCGTCGAGGAAGGCGACTCACACATTTTTCTTGAACATCTGCCAAAGGATGCCGAGGAAATTCCCACAGACGACTGCCTGATGCGTAATGTGCCGCGAGGTGTGCTGCCGTGGAACCAGGTGATGCCGGTATTCATTCCTGCTATGTACAACGGGAAGAAAGCATATCTGGTGAACTACGTGAACAATTCACAGAAGAGCATACAGACGGCACTCGAAAAACTGAACACCTGCGGCATGTATTACATTCCAGGCATGACGCTGGAGAAAGGAGTGGATTATGAATAAATTTAAGAAGATGGCCATGCAGGGATGCCTTATACTGATTGGCCTGGTTCTGGTAGTAGGATTCTGCCTGTATGGAATCATTAGTCTTATAAAACAATTTATCTGAAAACGGCATGGAAGAAAAAAGATATTACTACAAGGTGTCGCTATCGAACACGCATCGCGGACGCTGCATTCAGGAACTGATTGAGAAAGGGAATAGAGCGGTGGAAGCGGCCAACGAACTGGCTGCCAGTCTGGGTGCTGAATCGCGAACGGATCGTCCGGGACGGCTGTTCCCGGGAGTAGGCATTGGCAGCCTGAAGTTCCATAGAGTTCCCAACCTTTTTGCCTACCAGTTTATCGGTAAGGGAGAATATATCCCGAATATGCAGAACGAGAAAGGGCAGGAGATAGCACGTAAAATCATGGAACTGCCGGACGTGACCTCCGACGATTTCCGGGTAGCGTTTGGCATTCCCATAAACCGACAGCACACTCCTCAGTGGTTTATCTACAACGGAAAGGCGTACCTGTGCAGCCGCTATCCGCTGGGCGAGGAATACGAAACCATCCTCCAGCAGGAGTTTGAATCAAAACGGAAGAAAGTATGAGCTACCAGGTGAATCTTTTCCGCAAGCCTCCGGTAATTGGTGAAGTAGTTTCGCGTGCGGAATACCGCGAGATACTTCTGGCACGCATGGCTGCCGGCGACCTATATGCGTCGGAAACGCTGGCCATGGTGCGAAAGGCCGACATGGCGCTGGATGTGCTTCGTGAAAAACCTATATACAAAAGAAAGAATGAATCCGTTTAATATTTTTCTGGTTGCTATATTAAGTGTAGCTTTTGGATGGAGTATCCTTTTTGCAATAGGAATAACTGTTTCTGGATTTAAAGAACTACTGAAAATGATAAAACAAATGATGGAGGATTGACATGGGATGTTTTATTTGCGCAAAATGCGGGTGCGTGGACAACACCGCCACTTCGGAATACTGGAGCATTGTGACAAGACTTGCGCCAGATGCAGAATGGGACGAAAGTCTTCTGCCGTACAAATGGAAACCGCTTTGTTCGGAATGCTGTAAAATAGAGTTTGACGAAACAGGAAATCACGCCAGATATGTGCCAGGAAAATGGCACGGAAGATTTCCGAAAGAAAAAGCTACGGAAGACCAGAAACGTCGTGTGGGTAAAGACGGACTAATTCAACATAAATGAAAGATTATGGGAGAGAAGAAATTCAAGCATGTAATGATAGATACGGAAACGCTGGGCAGGACACCTGGAAGCGTGGTCCGTTCGGTGGCTGCCGTAGAGTTTGACCCGCAAACGGGTGAAACCGGACGACAGAAGGTGTGGAAAATAGACCTTACCGATTCTATCCGATACGGTTTTAATGTTGAAGCATCCACACTGAAATGGTGGATGATGCAGTCGGACGAAGCACGGCGCGAATTTGTGGAAGGAGCAGAAACGCCGCTGGTAGATTTTCTGGAGGATTTCATGCAATTTATAGCTGCTACGGACGAAGGGAACGACTTCACGTTATGGTGTCTTCAGCTTGATTTCGACGTGGCTATGCTTCGTTCCATGTATTCATGGTATAACCTGAACGTGTACAGATGCGACGAAGAAATTCTTCCGTGGAACTTCCGGAAAGTGCGCGATGTGCGTCCGTATATGGATGCTCTGGATAGTGCAGGTCTTCTTCCTCCGAAGGTGGCGGACAGACACACTCCGCTGGCCGACTGCCTGGCTCAAATAAACTGTGTGTATCTGGTTGAAAAGAATAATCTTGTAGTGAGATAGTGGTATGCCGCAAGCAAGTATTTTCAATATGGATTGTATGATAGGAATGGCTTCTTTGGAAGCTCATTCCTTGGACTGTATTATATGCGATCTTCCGTATGGTGTGCTGAATAAACAGAATCCTCATGCAAAATGGGATACGGAACTTCCTCTTGATGAACTGTGGAGTCAGTATCGCAGACTGATAAAACCAAACGGTGCTATTATCTTATTCTGTCAGGGAATGTTTACAGCCAGTTTGATGATTAGCAATCCAAAAATGTGGAGATACAACTTAATCTGGAAGAAAGGTACACGAGTATCCGGTTTCCTAAATGCAAACCGTATGCCGTTACGTAATCACGAAGATATAGCGGTATTCTACCAGAAGCTTCCTGTATATCATCCTCAAATGACAATAGGGGAAAAGAATCACGGAAGAAATACGAGAGGAACACAATCAAATAACAAATGTTACGGAAATTTTAAGGTAGTAGATACTGTATTTACAAACGAGAAATATCCGCTTTCGGTTATAGATATTCCCAAAGAGCATGACAGCTTTTATCATCCTACACAGAAGCCAGTAGCTCTTCTGGAATATCTTATCCGCACTTATACTGACGAAGGTGATACCGTGATGGACAACTGTATGGGTAGTGGAACGACCGGTGTAGCTTGCATGAATACAGGGCGTAACTTTATCGGATATGAGAAAGAAAAGAAGTATTTCGACATTTCTCAGGAAAGAATATTTTCAGCTCAAAAGGAAGTAAAAAAATAATTGGTATGCCAATAAGCGAAACATATAACATGGACTGCATGGAATACATGCGCTCCATACCCGACAAGTTTTTTGAACTGGCCATCGTGGACCCTCCATACGGATTAGACAAAAAAGTACCCATGGAAGAGGTAAACTTAAAAACAGGTGTCTAAACAGGGGAAATATCCAGCGATGGGACATCCGTCCTACAAAGGAATACTTTGATGAATTGTTTCGCGTAAGCCAGAATCAGATTATTTGGGGAGGTAATTACTTTCCTCTTCCTCCAACAAGATGTTTTGTATGTTGGGACAAAAAACAAGTTTGGGAAAACTTCTCTCAATGCGAATTTGCATGGACATCGTTTAATAAACCAGCAAAGCATATAAGCATATCAAATAAGGGAGGTAGTAAAGCAGACAAGGGTAAATTTCATCCCACGCAAAAGCCAATCGACCTGTATGCTTATCTTTTACGTACTTTTGCTAAGCCAGGTGATAAGATTCTGGACACTCACCTTGGAAGTGGAAGTAGCAGAATAGCTGCTTACAAAATGGGATTTGATTTCTATGCCACAGAAATAGACAAAGATTATTTCGATGCGCAAGAAAATAGATTCCGTGAGGAGTGCATGAATGAGATTAATACCGCAAACGGTAAACTAATACAAGGAGATTTATTTAAACCATGAACGTCACCACCGATACAATAAACCACATATACCAGTATGCCACCTACCGCACAAACGAGCGTTGCGGAGAAACCGTAACCGTTCCAGGACTTACGGAAGGTGCGCATACCTTTTGCCGTAGCCGGCTGGAAGAAAAATATATGTTTGTGCTTTCGGCTGTGAAGGGACTTCCTCGCGTGATGCGTTACAGCAATCGTCCGGAAGGCGCTCCATGGATTCTGGCACGCGGTCACGGAAGCCGATACGAAGGGGCCACGCTCGATTCAGCCGAGCGCCTGCTGGTGATGGCCGTCGCGCTCGGTATTGTGCGTGTGATGAAACCATCCTGCGACTCGTGCGATGTGCCGAATGTGGTGATTGACGACGAACGACTGCGGAAAATGGAAATGCTGCATCCCAAACATTCCAGACGTTTTTCATTACTGAACTGGTAAACCTTACTCTATGCTCACACTCGCCAACCGGACCTACGTTCTATGCTTCGAACAGTCGTACACAGCGGCCGCACTCATGGAGTGGATTGAAGCAGGTAAAGAGCCCGAAATATCTATCCGGAATGCCAAAAAAGGAGTAGAACGAAGCGTCGTTTTTACCATAAAAGACAAAGACGGCATTTATCTATCACTTATTCAGCGTATTGCATCTGTTACATCAGCAAGAATCCATGTAAAATCGGAGGTTTTATGAAATTTATCAACAATTTTAATGCGATTTCGGTTGAAAATTGTTACATTTGCCATGTCATACAATGACATGTTGGGTGATAAAAGGTATTTGTAAATTCAGGGTTCCGCATCCGTGCGGAGCCCTTCGTAAAACCTGAAATACATGGCAAAGAAAAACATAAAATGCTATAACTCCGGTAAAATAGGCGGTCTTTCCTACCTCCAGGCATACAAGAACTTTGAGAATGCAGATCAGGAGATTTCCGCGATGGGTTTCACTCCCGTAAATCCTATCATTCTCGGACTGAAACCATCGCGCCCGTACTGGATGCACATGGTGTGGGACATTCTGCTGCTTTCCCGTTGCGGTCACATCTACCTGCAGCAGAACTGGAAGTCAAGCCGTGGAGCAAGAATCGAGTTCAGGGTGGCGAAATTCCTGGGTATTCAGATATGGTTTCAGGGAAATCCTGGGGAAGACAATTTGTACAGCGAAAATTTTTGTGATGTAATGAAATGCAAATAAAATGGGAAAAACAAAAATCAAACTTACAAGTAAGCAGAAAGCAATTATAAAAGCAATTTGCATAGCTTCCGGCCTGTTTATCGGGAACCGGATTTTCAATCATGTATCAGCTTGGCTTGGCATTGCAGTTATATGCGTGACTCTGCTAGCATCTATTTATTTAATCTATAAACACATCAAAAAAACTTATGAAAAAAACGATTAATTTAATTATTGCGGTAATAGGAATAGTATTATTATCCGCATGTTCTCGTGTAGCACCTAACTATGCAGGTGTATTAATGGAAAACTACGGTAAAAATGGGAAAGAAGACTTCAAGATTGTATCGGGTAAAGTATCTTTATGGGAACCTGGTACAGAACTTTTTCAAGTTCCGCTGTTCGACCAACGTGGAGGTTTCCAAGAGCCGGTTATTTTAAAAGCTGCGGACAACACAGAGTTTACAGCATGTCCGGTATATTCATATAAGGTTGTTAAGAGCCGTGCGGTAGATGTAGTATTCGACAACAAGCATATCGGTGGAGGAAACGATTTTATGACTTCACTTGAAGATAATATACTTGAGCCACGAATGTATGACCTGATAAAAGAAGAAAGCAGGAAATATAAGACAGACAGTCTGATGGCAGACGGAGGTTCTCTTGCTTTTGAAAAAAATCTGGAACAAATAGTAAGGAAAGAATTTAATGATAGAGGTCTTGAATTGAGAAGCTTCTCTGCTCAGCTTGAATTTTCAAATAAAGTAAGAGAAAAGATAGACAGTCGTAACGAAGTAAATACCAATATTTCCGTTCTTGACCAGCAAATTGAAGAACAAAAAAAGCGTAACGAACTGGAACAACTTCGTACAGAACAGCTTTTGATTCAAAGCCGTGGTTTAACTAAAGAAATTCTTCAAAAGCAGTTTATTGAAAAATGGGACGGTAAGACACCATTATACGGTGTTGTTCCTGAATTTCTTAAACTCACGAAATAACTATCTAAATAGCCAAGTTGAATAAAATGGCTCCCGCGTGAAGTGCGTCGGCGCACGTTTTCCATAATGTTTAGTTTTAAAGTTTTGACAAATTCACATTTCAGGGGTTCGACTCCCCGGCGCGGGACTAAATCTTAAAAGAAACGATATGATTAACAAATGTACATTCATCGGTAATCTGGGGAAAGACCCCGATTATAAAGTGCTGGAAAGCGGACACAAGGTAGCAAGTTTCTCCATCGCCTGCAGCCGGAAAGTGAAAAACAAGGAAAATGGAGAGACAAAGGAATATACGGAATGGATTCCCATTGTGGCCTGGGACAATCTGGCCGAAATAATCAGCCAGCTGGCCCGCAAAGGTTCGCAGGTGTATGTGGAAGGAGAGTTCCGCACACGAAGCTACGAGGCAGAAGGAACCGGAGAAAAACGCTATGTGTCCGAAATATGGGCACGCGACTTCCGTCTGCTAGGGCGGAAGGCAGAATCATCGTCTGCTCCGCTTCCTACTTCGCCCGACGATTTCGGGAGTCAGTCAGCACCGGATTCTGCTCCTGCACCATCTCAGCCGGCACAAGCGGCCCCACAGCAGCCTACGCAGGGAACGCTTAACATGACTGACGAAAAGGATGATCTTCCTTTCTAATACGAACAGATTAATCATTTAGCGATATGAACGAATTTACAAACCCGGCAGGGAATCTGGGAAACAATCCTTTCTTGCAGGCTCCCTCCACCATTTCACCCATGAAGGGGAAAAGCTCTGAAATAGGGCTTACGGCTTCTATAAGCCGTCCGAAATCCATGATTCCCGTCAAACGAAACCGGTTTGACCGCTACACTGCACAGCAGCGCATGGCCAGTGCAGACATTCTGAACGCCCACCTGCTCATGGTGGAAATCATGATGACCAATATCACTCAGAAATACATCTACGAAGTGGTTTCCTGCCTGAAGGAACACGGACTGATGCGTCACAACATGAAGCGCAGGGCCAACGAACTGGTAAATCTGTCTAGTGACCTTATGAAGCGATGCAATGCGCACGATGCCATGCAGGTGCGTACCTTTACAGAAACCATCCACCCCGGGCTTTCAGGAAGTTTTATTAGGGGGGGCGGCACACTGACACAGAAGCTTCAGAACATATTCTGGAAGACCTACGGAGAAAAAATCAACCTCATTTATTTTGCTACCAAAAATGCACTCGACAAGTGCAACGTGCGCCAGAGCGACCTTGTATCGAACATGGAGATGGTGGCCATGATGTGTACCACCGGAATCGAGTTCTACGACTGCATGTGCCGGAAGGTGGACGGACTGCTCAACGGAGTAGGGAAGGTGAACCGGCAGAAAAGCCAGCACAATGAAAAGATGATGGCTGCGGTGAAAGATATGCTGCGTGAAATGGTGGGAAACATTGAAATACCCGATAAGGAGGGAACGGATGTGCGCACCTTGACCGCACAGTTCCAGATGGAGCTGGTGAAAGACGACCTACTGAAACTGGTGGAGAGCGGAATCGTTTCGCTACAGGTAGAGTTTATAGAATACGTCATCGCCAGTCTGCGCATGAAGATGGCCGGAGAAGGGCTCTGCTTTCAAGACTACCGCACACTGATGGCACGCATGGGCACTAAGAACAACGTGCGCATGCTGCTGAATGAAATCGCTTCGATCCCTCTTCCTGAATCGGACGACTATGAGGTGTACGATGTCATGGAAATGCTGCCCGATGCAAAGGCAGAAGGCGAAAGCGTGATTGACAAGTTCCGTCACCTCTGTCTGGAAGACCATATCCGCACAGTACCTGAAACAAACGAATCCATTACTCTCAGAAAGCTTCGTCAGGAAGTCTACCGCAATCACGGCACACTGAGTATGCTTACCCTACGCTATCTGTACAACGTGTTTGGCACAAAGAAGGCTATGGCAGAATACATAGCGCGTGCGGATGCCGACGTAATGGCGCGCACACTCCGTATGCTGAAAACGGTCAAAGTGAGTCAGCTTGCACTGAAAGACGGATGCCGCTACGAACTCAACCTCGGTCAGGGCGTGCGTGCCATGTATGAGATGCACGGATATACCCGCGAAAAGTTTGCGTCCATGACCGGTGTAGGTATCAACCGATTGCTGGAACTGGAGGCAATGGGCGACATTGCACGCTATCCCAATGCAGAGAAAGCCGTCGGTCCGCTGGTAATGGACGTGGGTAAGATGCTGGGTGCAGACCCCCGTTACGTGCTGTTTGCTTCCCTACGTGAGACAAAAGAGAAAGGCACACTTCCGGAGGTTTACAAACGTCTTTTCCGCGAAATGGAGAAAGTATATAACGATAACAACTATAAATCAAAAGAAGATGGGAAAGAAGAAAAAAAGGAATAACAAACGAGTAAATCCTCCTGAAATAAATAAAAGAATACTCAATGGTTTACTTGATATGAAATCAGACGCTGGAAATATGATGGAACTATTCGGAGGTTTCTGGCCATTAATTGAGAAAAAAGAACAGGATATGTTAAACATCCGAGATATAACCGAAGTTCCACAGCTTGATTTCAGAAAAATAATAGGCAATGAACAGCCATCAGGAACTAAAATAGCAACATATATGGAAGGTAAAATTAACGTATCAAAATTCAGTGCAGGTCAGGTAGTAAAGCTGAAAGACTACGACTCGCTTAAATTGGCAAATGAGACCCTGACGTATCAGATGGGGGAATTTGAATTAAAACATATCTCAAATGCTCAGGTTGCAATCTACAAAGTGCATAATACCCGTCAGCTCCGCAGGGACGGGAAGCCTGTGTTCTGGTATGAGGTAGGTCAGTTGGGTCGGAACATAGTCGACGTTCCGGAAGATTTTTTGGAAGAACTGCCTGAACCGGTAAATATACCTTCTGATAACGAAGAAGGAGAGAAACAACCGGAGAATCCTGTAGAAGAAACTATGGATGAAATGGTTGAGAAGTTTGAAGAGGTGCTGCACGAGCTGGTACCTTACGATAAAATGGCAGGTGGAGATCCTAATCTTTATCATATCAGAATAGGAAATTTGTTCAAGCCATGTTTCAAGGATGATATTACCTATTCAGACCGGATAGAAGGCTTGCTTCATATTACAAGCATAGCCCGTGCTGCATATCAACACTATGCGGAAGTTACGCTTTCTATGGCCGAAATCAGTCAAGAACAGCTTTACACTTACCGAAAAAAGAACGCCGACTATGGAAACGCCTTTGAAAAGTCAATGGACGAAGACGGACTCCTGGTAGCCAAAATCCGAATCGGTGACAAAATTCGAAGAATAAATTCCCTGATTAAAAATAATGGTGAAGGGCAGGTGAAGGACGAAAGGCTGGAAGATACTTATCTGGACCTGGCCAACTACTGCGTGATGACAATTCTTTGGATCAGAAAACAACAATCTAAATAAAATAACTATGGCAGGAAGTAATATCAGCAGAGACCACATCGCTATGGAAGCGATGAAGGTATTGATGCAGAAAAATGTATCAGAATACATGACTTTTAAAAATAAGATTAAAAAATTATTTGGTTTGGAATATAAATCAGTGATAGCATACGACGAGGAATGGTTGGCTAAGATGGCCTATGATTTTGCCGATGTCATGATTGCACAACGCGAAAAAATAATGGAGGACAAATTATGATGCACACATGGTTTGAAGGAAAAATCCGCTACGAAAAGGTAGCGGAAAACGGGATGAACAAGAAAGTGACAGAGCCCTATCTGGTAGATGCCCTGAGTTTCACCGAAGCCGAAGCACGTCTCATTGAAGAAGTCACGCCGTTTATTACAGGAGAGTTCACAGTGATCGACATCAAGCGGGCCAACTACAGCGAGATATTCCCGTCCGACGAGGAAGCTGCCGACAAGTGGTACAAATGCAAGCTGTACTTTATCACCATCGACGAGAAAAGCGGTGCAGAAAAGAAGACAGCCACCAACATTCTGGTACAGGCTGCCGACCTTCGAGATGCGGTGAAGAAGCTGGACGAAGGAATGAAAGGTACGATGGCCGATTATGTCATTGCATCCATCGCAGAGACCGCCATCATGGACGTATATCCGTATCAGGCCGAAGCTGAAGTACAGCCTGAGTTCGAGGAATACGACTATGAGAAATTGTCTGCGGCCGCTCGTGTATGCCACAACTTAGGAATCACAGAAAAGGGCGGAAAAAAATGTATCAATACTGACCCGATAAACGTGCTGAATATTCATTACGGTTACGGAAGCGGTCTGAAGCTTATTCGGCAACTTATCAACAAAGGCGTTCTGAAACGTGATGGAGACTACATTTCTGTGGTAGACAAGCCGCTGGAAGAGTTCGAGTGGTACATCAAAAAGAAGGAAGACGATGGAAAAGTGGAATAAGGCACTGGACATTCCGGTAGAGATACTTTTTAAGTACCTCTGCCGGGACTACCGGCGCGAACAGGCACGCACAGCGGAGCTGGAGAAGAAGGTGGAAAAGCTTCAGGCAGAATTGAACTATGAGCGGAACAACACGCCCACGGTGGAGAAATTGCAACGCCGGGTTTCATCGCTCAAAACAAAAGTCCGCGAGCAGGAAGGGACTATCAAGGTGAGAAACCTTACCATCAAGCGTTTGAAAGGTGAAATAGGTGGATGATTTATGTGGAACAGAAATAAAAAATACAGGGACTGGTTGCGTGCGCAGCTTGGATTCAAATATCAGGAAAGTATGTTCCCTGATGAAGAAGAATATCCGGAACTGAACGAAGAAAAAGTTCTGGAGGCCATACATGTTATTTCCGTTGCAAGCAAACTTCCGGAGAATAGGATAAAAGAGGCTGTTATAAAACTTATCAATGAACAGCAAATTCTATTTATGGAATCCGTAAATAGTGTGGCTCAAGCGGTAAGTAAATTTAGTGATGCAACTGCTTTAGCCGCAGAATCACTTCAAAAGTATGCCGATAGTATTCCTAAAGAAAAGGACTATAAATCTATAGGAACAGATTTAGGTTCTGGAAAAACCTTTGATAAAAGTTATACAGATATGTATGATTCTTTTTGTGGTTTGGTGTACAGTGGAACTACAGGTTTTGAATTTTTCAGACAACAGATTGTAGACGAACAAAGCCATGTTATTAGAGGATACTATCGCAGACAAGAAATATTTGAGAGCCAGTATGAGATAGCCAATCGCAACCGCCATACCTCACGCCATGTGCCGTTCTATTTCAGTATTGTCGGTAAGAACCGTCACGTACCCCATAAGGACGGTAAGAAGTACAATACAAAGTTTAACCGAAATGTGCGTCCGAAGGGTACACACTCACATTTCAAATTTTACAGATAAAATGATTAATTTATTATACATCGACCTTTTTTGTGGAGCCGGAGGAACTTCTACCGGTGTAGAAAATGCACGTGTCAACGAATCACAATGTGCAAAAGTAATAGCATGCGTAAATCACGATGCTAATGCCATCGCCAGCCATGCGGCCAATCATCCGGACGCGCTTCATTTCACAGAGGACATCCGAACGCTGGAGCTTTCAGGACTGGTCGCGCATGTAGAGAAGATGAAAATGCAATATCCGGATGCGTATGTAGTTCTATGGGCTTCGCTGGAATGTACCAATTTCAGCAAGGCAAAAGGCGGACAACCTCGCGATGCAGACAGCCGGACACTGGCCGAACATCTTTTTCGCTACATTGAAGCCATAAACCCTGACTATATTCAGATTGAAAACGTAGAAGAATTTATGAGCTGGGGAGACATGGACGAAAAAGGCCATCCGGTAAGCAAAGATAAAGGTCGTTGTTATGAGAAGTGGAAAAGAAATGTAAAGAAATACGGATATGACTTTGACTGGCGGATACTGAATGCAGCCGACTATGGAGCATACACTACTCGAAAACGATTCTTTGGCATATTCGCAAAGAGAGGATTACCTATCGTATTTCCGGAAGCGACACACTGCAAGAATGGAAGAAAAGACATGTTCAGTAAGCTGGAGAAATGGAGACCCGTAAAAGAAGTGCTGGATTTTTCAGACGAAGGGGAAAGCATTTTTACAAGGAAGAAACCGCTTGCTGAAAAGACGCTCGAACGTATTTATGCCGGTCTGATTAAGTTTGTGGCCGGAGGGAAAGAAGCCTTTATTTCACGTTATAATACGGTAAGGACACAAGACACTTGTACATCCATCGAAGAACCGGTAGGGGTGGTTACTACAGCAAATAGGTTTGCAAAAGTTCAGGTCCATTTCCTATCCAAGCAGTACAGCGGACATCCTGAGAGCAAAAATATTTCTGTGGAAGAACCTGCTGGAACAATCACCTGTAAAGATCATCATGCTTTTGTTACAGCTTACTACGGTAACGGGAACAACCATTCGGTAGAGAGGCCTGCTCCGACTGTGACCACAAAAGACAGGCTTGCATTGTTGACACCTGTATTCATCGACCAGCAGTTTGGAGCTTCAAGCGCAGCATCTATAGAAAAGCCTTTAGGAGCTATCACAACAAATCCAAAATACAGCTTAGTTACATGCAAAAGAAAAAGCTTCCTGATGAATCCGCAATTTGCAAGTGCAAGCGGTTCGGTAGATAATCCGTGTTTCACGCTTATATCAAGAATGGATAAAATGCCTCCTTACCTTGTCAACACAAAAGATGGCATAGGTATCTGCATAGAAAATGGAGACAGCCCGATGACTGTAAAAATCAAGCAATTTATGCTTGTGTATGGATTGGCAGACATAAAGATGCGTATGCTTCGCATAGACGAGCTGAAAAAGATTATGGGGTTCCCTGATAACTATATTCTTGTCGGCACACAAGCCGATCAGAAGAAGTTTATTGGGAATGCTGTAGAGGTAAATATGGCTCGCGTCCTTTGTGAAGCTTTGTGCAGAAGAATATCTGGGAAACATTCCAAAGTTGCCTGAAAGAATAAAATCATGAAAGTATGAAAAAGAAATCAGATAAAAAAGAGTTTGACATAAACCTAATTATGTTTAATTTGACAAAAATATGCCATCGAACAGTCAATACACAAGAGGTAGTAAACATCCAGTAGTCGCGGTAAATCCTGACGGGACTGTGGCCGGTTATTTTGAATCTATTAAAGAGGCAACAGAAAAATCCGGGAGAAGTAGACATGCAATCAGTAATAGTTGCCGGAAAAAATCTATATGCAAAGGGCTTCAATGGTATTACGAGAAGGACTTCAGAAAAATATATGAAGAGCAACGTATGGATGATTTGAAATTTAGTCTCAATCAGCACCGTGAAAAAGACTCTGGTCACTTCTGTAAAGGTCATAAATTAATCAAGTCATTCCAAAACTGGCCAAAGGAACTACAGGAAAAGCGACGTAAGATTTCAAGAGAACTCAGTAAAAGACTGATTAATGACCCCAACAGCAATTTTGGACCTAACCGGAAATCACCTCCTGGCATGAGTAAAAAAGTAATCGCTTTGTCAACAGGAGAAGTTTATTATTCAGTAGCTGAATGTGCGAGGAAAAACGGGATTGGATTGTCTGCGTTACACATGTCTCTTAGAAGAATGACACGCTGCGGAGGGGAAAAGTATATGCTCTATTCCGTGTATGAGGAAGTGAACAACAGGCTAAAAGAAAACAAAGTAATTTAGAAAAACTACTTTTACATAAAAACATAAAAGTATAAAAACATTAAACTACGTATAACCAGCCTTGGGCGGCTTAAAGAACCCATCAGAAAAATGAAATACTCAAGCGCTATTGCAATTCTTACACTTGCATTTTTTTCGAGCTGCAGTTGCTCCACAAACAGAGACAGAAGCATGCTTCCTGAAAACCCTACAAACAACCAGACGTATCGCGACAGCAACGGAAACAGCTGGATTTACAATGCCATGCTGATGCGATGGATGATGTCCAGTCCGGGAGGGAACACCTACTATTACTATCCGTCGCAGGGATACTACACCAACTCTTCCGGTGTGCAGGTCACTCCGCCGGCCAGCGTAAGCTCCGGAATCACTCCTTCCCGCTCCTCTTACAGCAGCTCCACTTCCGGGAGTAAAAGCACCAGTAAGGGAGCTGTGTTTGGAAGTACCGGACGAGGACATTCAATCTCTGCCTGATGGACGAAGACATCAACTTGTCACCGGTTGAAATGGTAGTTCTGTCCATGACCGTATTTGTGGTGTTCTCACTAATTCTTCAGGAGTCAATCACCATAAATCCGGAAATGGGCAGACTGCTGTTCTGGATGGACAACGTATGCTGCGTGGTATTCCTTTCGGAATGGATATACCGCTTTGTCCATGCAGAAAAGAAACGACGCTTTGCTCTTCGCAATTTCATCGACCTGATAGCAAGCATTCCTTTCGGCTGGCTTCCGGGACTGAAAGCATTACGACTGATGCGTCTGGTTCAGGTCATAAGAATTGCAGGAAGCGTAAACAGGTTCGCCACCTACTGCCGCCACAATTCCATACAAACAGCAAGGTTCGCATTCTTCATCCTCTTTACGCTGCTCATGATGACGGGTCCGGTGCTTATCCTTTTCTTTGAATATGACTCCGGTTCCATCAACACGGCCGAGAATGCGCTTTGGTGGACCTACTGCACGGTCACTACAATCGGATACGGCGACCTTTATCCGGTTACAACTGGAGGAAGGATCTTTACGGTGTTTGTCAGTCTGGGAGGCATCGGAATGTTCGGAATCCTGTCTACTTTACTTATCAACTATGTAATACATATTAACCATGAAAAGAATAGCAATCAAACCGAGAGAGAACTACCAAAAGAAGATAGAGAACATGGGCTTTAATTTCCATACGGACTACTGGAAAGAAAATGCCTACTATTCCTTCACCATGAAGGAAATCGAAGAAATTGAAAAAGCTACAAACATGTGTTATGCCATGTATGTAGACGCAGTGCAACACGTAATAGACTACAATCTCTTCCACAAGCTGTGCATTCCTGCAGGAATGGAGCACGACATACGCCAGTCATGGGAAAGAGACGACCTCTCTCTTTACGGACGATTTGATTTCGCAATGATTGACGGAGTGCCCAAGCTGCTGGAGTTTAATGCAGACACCCCTACCTCACTGCTCGAAGCATCCGTAGTGCAATGGCAGTGGAAGGAAGATTTGTTCAAAGACTCCGACCAGTTCAATGCCATCCACGAAAGCCTGGTACAAAGCTTCAAGGATATTCAGGACCGGTACAGAATGGAGCGTTACCATTTTGTGTGCTGCCGTGAGAATGTGGAAGACGAAGAAACCCTTCAATACCTGGTGGCAGCAGCCATGGAAGCAGGACTGAATACGGCAGAAATCGAAATGGAACAGCTCAACCTGGACGAAGGTGCGTTTTACGACCCATCCGGAGAAAGAATAAGATGCTGTTTCAAGCTTTACCCCTGGGAGTGGATGATGAACGAGAGTCAGGAAGGATGTACGGCCGACATTCTCTGGCTGGAGCCTATGTGGAAATCGCTGATGTCAAACAAGGCCATGCTCCCTATACTGAGTGAGCTTTATCCGGATTCTCCCTACATACTGAAATGCACAGACCACTTGACACCAAGCATGAAAAACTATTGCAAAAAGCCGGTGTTCAGTCGTGAAGGCGCAAATGTCACGCTGGTAAAAGACGGACAGGTTATCGAACAGACGGGTGGTGACTACGGAGAAGAAGGCTATGTATATCAGGAACTGGCGGAAATCCCTTCTTTCGACGGTAAGTATCCGGTTATCGGTTCCTGGGTGATAGGAGGGCTTTCTGCCGGTATGGGTATCCGCGAAACCTCTTCCAAAGTAACAGACAACCTGAGCGAGTTTATCCCTCATATCATTGAATAAGCCATGTCAGAACAGAAAACCATCAGTCAGGCGGTCAAAGAGGAGTTTCTGGACCTGACGCGCTGGGCCAACAACATGATCCGGCAGCTTCAGACCAACTTCGAAACACAGCATGTATGGCCGGGGGGATTCCCCGGTCCGTACATCGGGTACCGCAATACGCCGGCAGCTAAAAAAAGCACCGGACAGGCTTACCGTCGCATGTATGCCAAGGTGTTCAATGGGGCCGGAGGTGACACAAAGAAGATTTCCTTCTTCTTCAACTATTACCTGTATTTCGTGGATATGGGTGTCGGTGCCGGACAGCCCATCGAAGATGTGGAACGCAGCAAGGATGCCCGTTTCAACCAGCTTTATCAGATATGGAAGGAAGAAGGCGACCGCCAGTCACGACCTATCATTGCCATGGAGGTTCGTCACCAGCTCCGTAGACTGGAAGTGCTCGTGTCTTCCTATTATCAGGACTTCATCGAAAACGGCGTACTGGTTTCTTTCCAGGACGAGTTTAAACGAAGTGATTATAAATTCCGGATGAAATGAAAACGATAATTAGAATATTGTCGAACACGTTCTTGCTGGTAGGGATGTATTTTCTCCAGCAGATAAGAATAGAACTGGCTATCCTTCTCCTGGGTGTCTTCCTGATGTTCCAAAAAGAATCGGAATTGACTAATCTTCTGGGAGGGATTATCACAGCAGCCATGATAGTCATGCTACTTTATGATGAATTAGGGAAATTGGGAATATGGCTTTCGTTACTGGCTTTTGCTTTTATCGGATTTATAATGTTACTGGATAAAGAAATAAGAAAACCCACAAAATTTTAATTATGAAAGAATTAAAAGAAATCATCGAAGAATGGGCCACGAAGTACAAGCCCATGCTTCATACGCCCGGAGAAACCGGAAAGAACAAACGGTTTTTCCTTTTCGACAACATTGTAGCTATTCCATCGTTCATGAGCAAGCTGCCCGACTTGAAATCGCCTTGTGTGGGCTACGAATTTGCCCAGGACGGGACGATTAAAGGCGGTATGGACAAACCTGTGCACGTGATTTATTTCCTCGTTAAAACGGATAATATGAAGCCTACCGACAAGCAGCAGTCATACGAAGCCATTCAGGAAGCGAAAATGCACATGCAGAAGTTTCTTGCCTGGCTCCGTGAGCAGCAGGAGAAACGAAAGATTTTCCGGAACATAAATCTTGAAACGGAAGAGCTTCACTATTCTACCTACGGCCCTTTCCTGAACAACTGGTATGCGGTCTTCGTCGAACTGACCGATGTACAAAAAGTAGAGCTTTGCGTCGACACGAAGGACTATGTGGAGTGAAAATAAAATCCCGGGACGGTGCTTTCCGTTCCGGGATTTATTCGTTATTTTCTTACTTCATAAAGTAGTTTTACGTCTTCACCATACACTGCATTAAGCGCTTGTTTAAATGGTGCGCTCAGCTTTTCGTCAATATAAGTCGCTACGTATGCAGCCGGTACAGATAGTGTCACTTCCTCACCATTAAGCGAAACAAATTCTATCGACGACAGCCAGGTGCTAAATTCAACCGGACTTACAGAACCTTGAAGAAGTTCCATAAATGCCATCCATCGGCTTTTATCTTCTTCACTTATTGTTTTATGCTTGACGGTTTTCTTCTTCTCTTCTACCCTATTATCTTCTTTTGTTTCTTTTACTTCCGGCGTGTGCTGGATAATAAAATTCTTGAGTGAAGTCACCACATAACTTTTCGGATTGTTTACCTTATACCGGTTCATTCGGTCACGAAGTGCCAGCACTTCGGCCCGGAAATCGTTCATCAGTTCGTCAGGAAGCATATCGGTCAGCATACGCACACCTGTCTCTGTCAGTTTATATTCAGAGCGAAGCAAGTCCCAAATATCAGCGGGAAGTTTTTGCTGTCTTCGTTTACGCGACATTTCCTCCCCAAGTTCACTCAGCTTGATTTTAAATAATATCTCGTCAGGGTTTCCTCTCTTCGTTGAACCCTTATATACAGGCTCATAATCAAAAGTAAAGTCCACCTGATTTTCGCTGGCCATACGGTCGAGGTCTTCACGTATCGGGTCCATCACTTCCTTACAAAATTTACTGAATTTCGGGTATCGGTCTTTTTCGTAAGTCTTAGTAACTACCCCGTTCACCTCCACATTTTCCAATGTTATCACTCCCAGGAATTTCTTGAGCTCCACATATTCCACCGATTTCTTTGGGAAGTCTTTCCATCTGGAAAGATAAATATAAATGCTTGGTGTACGTTTGCGTTTGCAGATACGGGCTATTCGGTAAATGTGGTCAAGATAACCTTTCCCGTTACCTAAATCGCACAGTTCTTTCAATACCTTTGCATCCATACGCGCTTCCACGTAGTTCATCCTCCTTTCTTTTTCTTTCGAGCCTGAAACCGGAATCATCGGCATTTCAATCGTAGAAAACAGATGTGCGTATGTACGAATAGGTCTTCCCACTTCATCATATCTGTAAAAAGAACAGTTCATCTTCATCAGATTATCGCATGCCTCACTAAGATACATATAGTCACGAGGACTTACTCCAAGAGAGGAAGCGCTGATTCTGAATGTGAGAATCTGATTATCGTCCAGATCATCAGGGAAAAGTGACATTTGTCCGTCTGCACGTCTGTTTTTCAGAAATTCATTGAAGCGGTCTTGCATGGACTTCATGATTTCTATCATAATACTCCGCTGGTAGAGTGAAAAATCTGCACCTACCATGGCATACAGATAGGGTTGTTTAATAAACTCTACTGAGCTAAGTTCTTTAATCAGTGAGTTGCTTGATTCGGTGGTGCTTTTCTTCCGTCGCATAGGCTATCAGTTTATTTTTCGTATTTCGTAAGTATTCCCATCGGACTGGAATGTACCTACCTTCACGTATTTTTCATCCTCAATAAGAGAGAAAACAGATATTCCCAACGCATCGGCCACACTTTCCAGAAATTGTAGGTTAGTACGTGACGGACCGTTTAATTTCTTTGTCAGACTTGAATTGGAAATACCTAGTCTCTTTGCCAGTTCATCCTTGCTTATACCTGACTCTTTTAATCTTTCTTCTAAATAAATCTTCATTGGTTCGTTATTTGGCACAAATATAGATATATTTTCCAAAAACAGAAAATAAAACGACAATATTTTCCAAAAACGGAAAATATTGAATAAAAATAGTTCGGAAAGTTTGCACCTTTAATCTATATATGTTCGGAAATTTTTCCCTATATGACGGAATATTTACCCATACACACGGAAACTTAGTACATATTGACGGAAAGTTTACCCCTAAAAACGGAAAGTTTGCACCTTTATTAGTATAACTATTTGTTTTATAGCAAATTACGCTTTACTATATATCTTATATCATAATATCATTAATAAAAACAGACCGATATATTTTTTCTTTTATCCCTTATTTAAGAAACTATCGTTTCTTTATATTATAACATATAGATAATTATATAGATGCTGGAAATCATTGATTATTAGATTTTTAAAAGCGTTTAAGTGCAATGATTCCGTTAATAGGTGAAAAGATTCCGTCAGTAAGGGAAATTATTTCGTGTAAAGGTGCAAAGATTCCGAACTATATAAAGGTGCAAACTTTCCGAACTTTACAATAAAAATCCATCAAAACCGGAAACGAAACTCCGGACGTGCGTTAATTATGGTATAAACTTAAAACTAAACAACATGAATTTGTCGAAAATCATTTGCATGGCTGCAATCCTGATTATGGCGGCTTGCAGCAAGGAAAACATCGTCCGTCCGACGGATATGGAGCAGACGAGTGAGAAAACGTGCAGGGTGTCTTTCCTTCCGGTGTTTATGGAAATCGGACAGGGAGACATCAACCAGTGGAATAATTCACGTGCCGGCACGCTGGCCGAGCTGGCCACTACCCTCTCCTATTGGGATTACATGGACGGCGAGCAGATGCAGGCGGACACCGTTTCGCTTCCTTCTCCCCTTACCCTGAATATGAAGTATGGAGCGCATCATGTATACTTCCTGGCTCATAGCAGTACCGGAGGAAGTATGGAAGGCATGAAATATACTCCTGAGAAAGTAACAGAGACTTTCTGGCAGGACTTTTCGCTTCAAGTGGACGAGAATATGGCTTCGAGTCAGGAACTGCAAATGAAGCGCGTAGTAAGCCGTGCCATGATTACCGTGAAAGATGCGTTCCCTGCCTCTGTGAAATCGGTACGGATGACGGTAGGCGGTCATCTTCGCACGCTGGATGTGACTACCGGTAACGGTGACGCAGATTCCGCATCCGAATATACGATTACCTGGGAGATAGGCGAAGAGTATGCGGGCCGTAGCGGGCTTTATTTCTCCGTGTTTACTTTCACTCCTACCGAGTCGGAAGAATTTGACGTGACGCTGAAAATAGAGGCTTTGGGAGCAGACGGGAAAATGCTTTACGGTGCACAGGCTTCCGGCGTTCCGCTTCTGAGGAACCGGTGCACAAACGCCATCTGCCGTCTGTTCAGTGGAAATACGGGAATCACTTTTTCTGATCCAGACGAATGGAATCCGGCCATCGAGATAGAAATGTGACATCATTCAAAAAGCGAAGGGCAGAGAAGCGTGTGCTTCCCTGCCCTTTCGGTGTATGAATTGTGCGGAATTATTTCCCCACGATGTCTTTGTAGTATTTGTCAAGAAACTCCTGCGCGGCTACATTCAGCAGGTCGATGACAAACACCAAGGTATCTTTCTTTTCCTTGTTACGGCCTTTGTTCATGCTTTTCTTAATGTCTTCCAGCTTCTCCAGCATGTCTTCGTCCAGATAGACATTCCGCATGATGCGTCCCTCTTTTTCATCTTTTCTAATTCTTTTTCGTATGCCGTTTATTTTCCGTTCTACTGCGGGTGATTCGCTTTTCACGGATTCTTTATCGGGCGCAGCTTCTTGTTCCGGACGGATGTTTTCCTCTTCCTGGTTATTTGCTTCAACGCATGAGTTTTCAGCAGTGAATGTAGCAGGAGATTCTTCCGTCTTTTCTTCTGCCTTTTCCTGAGTCGCAGCACTCTCCTCCCCTGCCTTTTCTGCGTTGGCGCGTGCTTCCTCAATGCCCTGCCTTGCATCGAGCATTGTTTCATTCAGGTTGAATCGTTGTTTAGCCATAATCGTGTGTTTTACTGGTTATCTAATCGTGATAGAATCTCTTTTGCCAGCTCCATGTAGTCGGCAGCTCCCGTGCAGTTGGGCGCAAAATCGAACACGTTCATGCGCTGCGCAGGCGATTCGGCCAGCTGAATGTTCGTGCGGATGGTGGTATTGAACACCTTCCCAGGGAAATTCTGATTCATCTGTTCGTATGCCTGACGGTGAAGCGACAGACGTTTGTCGTAGCGTGACATAATATAACCCAGGATTTCAAGTTTGGGATTGACCATATTTTTGATTTCTTCGTATTTTGCGGTAATCAGGCCCATCCCATCCAGGGCAAATACTTCGCAGTTGATAGGAATCAGCAGGTAGTCAGAAGCTACCATCGCATTTACAGAAACTACTCCGAAATTTGGTGGACAGTCAATCAGGATAAAATCATAGTGGTCTTTCAGCTTATCCAGCATCAAGCGAAGAATAAATTCACGTCCTGTTCGGCTCACCAGTTCCTGCTCGCACTTATAAAGGTTTGGGCGTGAGGGGATGAAGTCGAAGCTTTCTTCGTTTTCGTTTTCGCATAGCACGCATTCCATGATGTCTGCGTTTCCTGTCATCGCATCGTAAAGGGTTTTACCATCCTTTTCCGTGGCCAGACGGAATCCCATCATTTTAGATGCGTTACCCTGTGCGTCGGCATCTATTACCAGCACACGTTTACCAAGAGAATATAAGGATTTTGCCAGATTGACGGTGGTAGTGGTCTTCCCTACTCCACCCTTACAGTTGAATGAAGAAATTGTAATTGCCATATCAAATGTTTTTGTTTTATTACACTGCAAAGATAGTCGTTTTTTTTCATCTCCGCCATAAATACAGAAATATTTTTATGCAAAAATGTAAATATTCAAATGTGCAAACGCATAAAAGTATTTTTGAATAAAAATATAAAAACATTTTTGTATGGATACATAAAATAATAATAGAATAAATGAATAAAAGTATATAATTATAAGAACATAAAAGTATTTTTATATAAACATACTTTTATGTGAAAATACAAAATTAATGAGAGAAAGATATTTTAGTATAAAATTATAGAAGTATGAACGTATAAAAGAATAATTGAGTAAAAGCATAAAAGTATAAAAGTATAAAAGTATAAAAGTATAAAAGAGTAAAAGTATTTACATTCAAATATTCATATATGCAAAAGAATAATAATGTTTTAATACAAATGAATGAAAATATAAAAGCATGAAATAATAAAAGAGTAAAAGTATTTTTATATAAAAGCATAAAAGAATGTTTGAATAAAAGTATTTATTATAAATCAGATAATCAATTAGTTTCAAAGTTTGCTTATGTGCAGTAAAAACATTATATTTGCAAAGAATTGAGCATGAAAATGTTCTTTGTTTTATTACACCTGGATGGGGAACAGTGGTTCTTCATCCTTTTTCTTTTTGATATTCAGAGAAAATAGGATATATTTGCATCATCATGAGAAAAATAGTAACCATGTTATTGCACACGGTGGTGTGCACTTTATTCTTTATTTTGACAGAATTAAACTTACACAAAGTCCTATTTTCCTGTGAAGGAAGATGGAAGGATAATCGCAAAAAGTAATGTTGTTTGATACAATCATTATCAGTGTTATGTTTATCGCACTTCCCTGTGAAGGGAGGTGCGTTTTTTTGTCCTTCATTACCATATTAACCTTGTATATCTTTGTACCAAAACAAACGAAAGATGAAGAAACCGACCAAACGTCTGCTCTGGACGGAGGCGTACAAGCTGATGAACGCCCGCACTCCGGACGGGAAAAATAAGCCGTTCGACATACGTTTTGTGTGTAAGGACGGAACGATAAGCGAATGTTACAACGTGCAGCGTGCCGTTTCGTACAACCGCGAAAAGGGATACCGTAAACTGGTAATGACAAACGGAGATTTCCGTTACGTGTACGACGTACTTATTCTGCAGATTAACGACACAAAGATATTGGTTAAGTAGTTATATGGCGACAAACACAAAAAATACAAACCGTAAGAAGTCCAACCAGGGAATAAAGGAGTTCAGAGGAAAAGTGACTTCACTCGTAGACCGTGGATACCAGTATATCGGAATGGCCCGCGTGTCGGAAATCCCGTCTGTATCTTCCTCGGAAATGATGAAAGGGGGAGGGGCCATCGGCGGGCTGCCCATTCAGGGCACGTTTGATATTTTCGACAGCCGGCAGTCAAACCCGGTGCCGGTCAGCAATGCCGGGACACCCGGTCTGGGTTACATTCCATGGGGACCTGGCAACATGCTGCCGAATACCATATACAAGCTGGTAGGCAGTCTGCCGTACACGGCAACCGCCATCAAATATATTATCGACCTGACGGTAGGGCTAGGGCCGCAGCTCATGTACCGATGGTCACGCTATGTAAACGGTACGGTAAAGACTGAGATGATTCCCTTCAAGGATGCCGGACTACTGATTCGTAACCGCATCATGGAGATTCAGGCACAGATTGACCAGCAGAAAGCAGAAAGCGGCGAAGAGCAGGGTGGGGGAGGTACAATCACCTGGTCGCAGGCCGTCTCCGGAGAGGAGAAGAAAGATACAGAACAGGTTGGAACACCGGAATACGAGCTGAAGCAGCTTCGTGAAGACTATCGCATCTGGGAAGAAACTGACAAGGAATGGGACAAGTTCTGCGAAAATAACAATCTGGAACTTCACTACCTGAAGTGCATGACAGACGACGCGCACATGGACATTTATTTCCCGACCATCGGTCTCAGCATCGGACGGAAGGACGAAGAGTGGGACCCGAAAATCGTCAAGTTAGGAAACATTCCGGCGGTGTGCTGCCGAATGGAGGAAATGGACGAACGGATGCGCATAAACTACGTGTATTATGCGGAGAAGTGGCGAAAGGATGCCACGCCAAAGCTGGAAAGAAAAGATGTGGTGGCCTATCCCACACTGATGCCGGAAAATATGCTTACGGAGCTTCGTCGTCAGGTAGAAAAGAGTAAGAACCGTCCTCCGAAGAAACGTACCACCTGGTTCTGCTGCCCAAGCTATTACCCTTCAATGCTGAAACCTTATTACCCGCAGCCAGCCTGGTGGAGTATCTTCCCGTCGATGACCTACGATTACGCCACGACATTGATTACCGACAAGGCCATGGCCCGCCAGAATGCGACCATGTGGGGTAAAATGATTTTCATCAACAACGAATACCTTCGTGCGATGTTCGATGAAATGGGAGCGGATACTACCGAAGCGAAACAAGCTGTACGTGACAGTATCTATAAGAAGGTGAATGAGTTCCTTCAACGCCGAGAGAACAACGGGAAAACTATTTGTCTGGACTCGTTTGTAGGCCCTGACGGGAAGACGATGCAGCATGCGGTGGAAATTGTGGACGTGCCACAGCTGACAAATTCCAGGGATTTAAAAGAGGAGTTGTCCGAAATCTCAAGCGTGGTGTTCTTTGCCATAGGGGTTCACCCTTCTTTGATTGGAAGCACACCCGGGAATAGCGGAAGCACCGGAGGTACCTACATGCGCGAATTGCAGTTGCTCAAGCAAAACCAGCTTTCTACCCGGCAGCGAATTTATCTGCGGTTCCTGAAGAATATCTATACATTCAACAAATGGGACAAGCATGGAGAAATAGTCATCCGTCAGCAGACATTTACCACGCTCGACCGCAGCGCAACCGGCACAGAAGAGACAGAATCCACGCTATAACATACATTTTTCTTCTTTTTTTGGTTTTATTCACAGAAAAAATCCCGGCAAAACGTCTGATTTGTCGGGATTTTTGTTGATTTTGGCTCAAGTGTTTATTAATAGATTTTTCAGTGGCGTAGTATCGCCACTTCAGTCGAGCTTAATAGTTTTTTTGGTGGCGATACTACGCCACTGAACTCGCGTAACTACGATTTTTCTTCATCTTTGCTTTTTGAATCTTTATTTTCCGGCTGTTTTTCATGGCTTGTGTTCCCTTGAATGGCGTTTAAAAGATTGATAATCAATCTGTGTTCAATCCGCTTTATCATCAGGAACTGGGTGCATGTATTGGTTATCTGTGCAATGATGAAAGAAAGCATCAATATAATAGAGATGAAAAAATTGTACAACAAGTCCCTTGTTTCAGTCCCGTTAAAATATGAAAAAACAGAAAAGGCTATTTGAGCACATACGAAAATAGGGAAAATAAAGTTGATTGCTTTTAAGATTTTATCTTTCATAATCTGTTTGTATTTTTATGTATAAATGAATGTATAAAATTACTGTTCTATTTCCACACGCAGATAGGGCATTCCGCCTGGTAGCATTGGCCATATCTCCGCGTCTGGTGTAAGCATCCGCATCTGTTTCGAAGCGAGTCCAAGCAGGCAAAGCTTTTCTACTTCTGTATGGAATCCTGTCCATAATTCTCCATCTTTTGCGCAAGCAGCTTGCAGGAAAGAAGCTCCGCCACCTTTATCTTTAAAGAATCCGTCAGGTAATTGCAGCAACATTTCTCTGATTTCCTGCCGGTGCTTTTCGATACGTTCCGTATGGAATCCTACATTTACGTTGGTATTCTGAATAGAACGCACAAAAAAATGAAGTCCTTCTTTCTTACATTCTTCGTATTCTTCGTGGCTGCGAAACATGCAGTCGGCGAAAATTCGGTCTACATTTTCAGTATTCAGTTCGGTCATGGCTCTGTGATTTTAATGTCGTCAAGGTTATTGAAATCAACGATGATCTTTGTAATAACGTACACATATTCTTCTCTGCTTTCACCTCCCAGATAGGTGGCTGTATTTATTTCGTCAATATCCGAATGAGGGAAAGCGCTTTTGAAAAGTTCTTTCAGCATATTGAAGTTTTTTTCAGAGGCTGTAAGGTGGTGCCCGTAGTTTGTAACAGACGATACATCGAATCCTTTTTTCTTCAACATTTCCACCTGATTTTTTATTTCCTTTTCGCGACTGGAAGGGAAGATACCCCCTCTCAATGTGGCGGTCATTTTGTACTGGTCGAAAATAATTTCATCTATATTTCCGGTTCCTTCGTTGTGCCACCATTCATCAAATGATTCAGTGATAAGTTTCAACCTTTCCCTTGCATCCTCGTTCGATACCTTCATCCCGAGCTGTTTTCTTAGTTCCCGGTTCTCATGGTTGAGTGAGCGTATTTCCTTGATGTATTCATTGTATTTTTTATTCAGGCTGTCTTCATATCCAAGTTCGTTCAGGATGTCTATTGCATTCTTATGAAACAATTCAAGCAATGCTTCTTTTGTACCCTCTTTCAGGCTCCCTTCTTTTAGCATGTAAAGCAATAAAGAGATTCTTTCGTTTATTTTCTTCTGTTTCTCTGTCAGCTTTTCGTAAAGCATTCCGTCCGGATCAAGAACTGGAGTATTATCATCGTTCTTTTTAAAGTTTATTTTTCTTTCTTCCATGGTTTATTCGTTTTAAATGTTTTCGGCCAGCAAGTCTGCTATGTCATCAAGTCTTATCAATTCGCTTTCCTCGCATGAATTTATGCAAAGAACAATGAGTCTGTTTATCTTTGCTTTTCTATTCATTACTACATCCAGCTTTGTTTTTCCTCGATTTGCATCGTTTAAATACAAATGCTCATTTACCGCTTCTTTCAGTTCCTCAGATGGGTTCTGTTCCGAAGATTTGGCAAATTGAATCATCAGTCTGACAGATTCTTCTTCACTTTCTTCCAATTCACGTTTTTCTATGTAGTAATAAGTCCCGCTTTCGTCCAGTACAAAAGATTCCAGGTCGGCGTATTCGTCACAGTCGTATTTTGACTGTACTACGTTTACAATATCCAGTGCTTCATGCGCCATATCCCTTTCGCCTGAATCAATATATCTGTCACATTCATGAGCGAAAACGTCTCGTATATATACAAGCTGGTACTCAGTAAATTCTTTTTTCATGGTTTGTTCGTTTTGTTCTGTATCTAAAATTTCATAGGTTTTATTATCCCCCTGATAGTCATCTAGCGGACACCAGTCTGGGATTTCTATTGGTGCATCAATAATTTTATTTACGTCATTCCGCTTTACCACCCTATTTGTGGGTGAACATAGAATGATATATCCAAAACTAGCGCCTTCCTGGTTGTATTTCCGGTGGAAAACGCATTCTTCGCAATGCGAAACAATTGTGCTGATTTTCTTTTTTTCTGCCATAGGTTCTAGTTATTATATCTCACCATAGGTACTTCACATTGTGAATCACGTAGGTTTTTTTCTTTAAGCCCGTAAATTTCATTCTCTCCGGTGTAGCAATCCAGCGGGCACCATTCCGGGATAAAGTTACTCATATTTATCTTATCTGTGTGATAAATATAATCATCACTAATGATTATTTGTTCTTTTTCTTTGCATACAAGCACTGAACCGGTTGAGCCTTGAGAAGAGTCGTACCTTTTTGAGTGCGGACACTTCAGACAGTCGGTAATGACTGCGCTTATTCTGGGTTTGACTTTATTGTCCATACTACTTATTTTTTGAGAGTATAATAGGTTTGTAGCTCATTCGGGAAAATAGAAAATTCTTTCTTCCCGGCCTCTCCTTTCTTATTCAGTTTTACTACTACCACACGAGGATTACCGAGGTAATGAATCAGCTTTTGCTGGAACCGGTTTACCACTTTAAATGAATCACTGGTTACGTTGTTTATAAGAACGTCTCCCGTGTGAATGATGTTCCCGTTACAGTCTACAAGGAATTTATCGAGATATTCCTGTTCTTTATGCTTGATTCTTTTCTCGTATGGTTGAGAGATCCTGTTCATTTCGTTATATATCTCCAGGAGTTTCATTCTGTATGGAGCGAGCTCGGATTCCATTTCTTGCTTTATGGAAAGAATATCTTCTTCCAGTCTTTTTGCACCTTCTGATTTTGATTCCATAATCTTATTCCGGTAGTGGGTTATCAAATATTTCTTTCATCTTATTCATTGATTCCTGAATACGTTTTTCAAGTTTTTCCGTGTAGTGGTCATCATTTATCGGATTGGGGATAAATGTTGTTTCTACTCCGTAACGACCTATGTCAAGATGGAGAGGGAAAAACGCAACAGTATCTACTGTCGTTCCCGGGATTAAATTGACGGTAATGCTTACGCCTTTAATGTCTTTCACCATCGTAAACCAGACGCTATGATTCTTGCACGTTGCGAGGTCCTTTATCAGTCCTTTCTCTTCCAGTGGTTTCAGGTATTTCGTAATGTATAAATCGGTGTTTATTGATTTTCTGTTTAGCTCATCATTAAGGGATTTATTTGCAGCCATCAGTCTTTGATAAATAAACCCCCGTTCTGGTGATCTAAATGTTTCCTCTGCTGACACATCGGACTTAAAAAATGTGATATGGTCTTCATCCGCCTCTGTTTCGATAATGACTTTCATTGAGTTTTCTCGTGACGGCTCATTCAGTCTGAACATGATTCGGCATCTGCATGGAATAACCCGCAAGTCTGTGATAATTCCTTTCTCTTCCAGCGGTTTCAGGTATTCAGATACATATTTTTCTATTGAGTAATCGTTTGCGGTCATAGGGCTATTTTTCTTTTATTTCTCTGATTGACTGCATAAAATAAGCATTATCCAGCATGTTGAGAAGTCCTCTTTCTTTTTCACTGATATACTTTTGTTTGTTCCACATTTCATATAAGGCATCTTCGGTGAGAAGTCCTGCCGGTAAAATACGTCTGGTGAAGGATTTCATATCTACATGCTTGATATGGTACTGCTGGCATTTGTACTGCATGAAGTTTGCGTATTGGACGGCTATTCCCGGTCGGTCAATCACAGATCCGAGGAAAAGCAGGACTGCATTCTCAATAGTGTAGGTGTGGTTCTCTTTTATCCGGTCGTGAAGGATGGCGACTCCGTTCCATTTACCTAGCAAGGATTCAAAATTTTTGTCTGTTCTGTAATGGGGTTCGTTTATCATACACATAAACAAAGTTTTTCCTTCTTCCGGTGTTAATTCTCTTTTGGGTTTCCGGTCCAGTTCCTCACACCATTTCTGAATGGCCTCCGGACCAAGGTCTTTCTGATGTTTAAATTCCATAGCTATATTATTTAATGGTTTGTTACTTTATACGTTCCGACTGGTCCGCACATGTTACATGGGCAATCTCAAGGTTTCTGCAGCTCATACATGTGGGTACGGTAGGGGAGTAGACACGTCCGCATTTCGGGCAGATTCATCCGTATTGTGAAGGTGCTGGCGTGTCGAGAGCAGGTTTGTTTTCACTGCGGGCCATTTTAACGGCCTTTATCGCATCGTCCAGAGATACGGTGTAGTATAATTCACCTCCAGTGAATCGGCCCGTTTTCTTTTCGTTAAGGTATTCTTCTGGTATCATGGCTCAATTATTTGTAGTTCATTACCAACTTTCAGTTTGGCTAAGAGTGTATTTACGGCTGCTACCTGATTTGACAATTCATTGAGGTAGATCCTAAATATTTCTTTTATCAGCTTGTCATCCACGTTTATATTGACAGTCTTGGATTTTCCTTTTTTATATCCGAACAATTTTCGTTCTTTGTAGATAATGAACTGATGAAGTTGAATATTTTCCATCTCTTTCATGTTTTGAATGGCTTCATCGAGCATTTTCAGCCTTCTTGTGGCTTCCACTTCATTACCAAGGATTCCCTCTACTTCATCTATTAGTTTCTTTAGATCTTCCGTCATAATTCATTCTGTTTATGATTTGTGGGGTAATCACTCCACTCTCTTATCTCTGCATTGCAGCAGGGGCACAAAATATATAGCAATGTTTTTTCTATTCTTGTAAATGGTAACTTCCCATCACTTCTGGATAGCACGTCCCTTTTATCGAAAGTAAACTCGCACCCGCAGAACTGGCAGGTCGCTATTTTCTTATCGTATTTCCCTTCTTTGATAATTTCAATCATATTGTTACAGGTTACGACAACACCACATACATGGCTGCCAAAAACAGATAATATAATTTGGTTTTACTCATGTTTTTTTAGTTTTGATTAATATCCGTTTTCACATGCTTTCAGCAAAATTTCTCACGATCACCTGCATCAGAATCTATGATTTCGTATTTACGTCCACACTGCTGGCAGGTATATTCAATCACGTCCGACTGATAGTATTTGCAGGAATCTCCCGCTTTTACTTCCTTCCCGAAATTGGTACATTTCCCGTTGTCATAACTGTTGCATGTTGCGCAGGTGGGGGAGAAGTTTTGGGATTTTTTTAGAAGTTCCGGATTGTCATGGATTTTTCCCCAATATTCAATATCAATACTGTTGAAAATATGCCTGCGAATTTTTGCAGCTTTTTTAGCGTATTGCATAATGTCTTCGATAGGACGGCACATTCTTCGTTGAATATCAAAACCAATTTCTTCGATTCTGTTAAAACAATTCACTTTTATGTAACATAGCCCGATTTCCTCTACTTCTGCAAAGACAAATATGTCGCTTAAAAAGAATGGATTAGGTGTCTCATATATTTTCATATATTCTTTCTTTAAATTTAAAAACAAAAAATGCAATAATAATAATAAGTAGGATAAACCATATCACAGCAAGCGCACTAATCTGTTTTACCTTTCGGAAACGATAAATGTCAGTTCTAACTAAATAGTGCAAATATCCGGATAGAATAAGCCATACGGTAAGCAATATAATCCCAATAATCATGGTTTCGCTTTTAAGTATTCTTTGTTTAGGTGATTATTGTCTATAAGCCATCTAATCATTGAAATAGCGGTATCAAAAGAACCAATGTTCATTTCCTGGTGTTTCATATCATATCCAAGTTCCTCGTATGAAATAAACCAGAAGGAACCGTCACTATTCATTGCAAAATCAGCATTTGGGCGGTTACTTTGAGTAATTGACTTTGGCATAATTTCCAGAAGCCGGTCAAGACTCCACGCAGGAGTAATGTCTCGGTTCATGCGAACAGAGAACCAGTGTTCAGGATCAATACCTTCACATATAGTATGAAGGTGATATTCTCCATATTCAGGTGTCTTACTTTTTTCAAGGTACATATCGGCTGTGCCTGGTTTTAATCCCAGCTCTAACAGCTTCCGTGACTGGTTTATGTTTGTTCCTATTTGTGATTTGAAATCCATATCTTACTCCTCCACTTTTACAAAGATTACATCGGTTTTGTCCTCCCTACTAGCATCACAACATCCTATAAGGGCGTTGCATTGGCTGTAAAATTCACATATATCATCAAGAAAACATCCTTCGCATATTGTTCCCTCTGCTTTTACGCATTTCAGTTTCACAAGCCCGCACTGAAATGTTTCTCCGACTTTAAATTCTTTCTTTGGCATATTTCAATCTTCGTCTTTAGGGAACAACTTCTCAATATCGTTGGTATAAAAGCTCAGTATATCTTCAAAATGATCAATATAAATACCTGTTCTTTCTGCTAAACAATTAGGAAATCGTTCAGTATCTATTTCCAATATCTTATCAAAAACAGTCGTGCAATTAGAATATTCTATCCATACCGCAAGACCATGGCCCATTTGCCATTCATATTGATCAATCAGTTCTGTGAGTAATTTTAATTTCTTGAAATCCATATCCTATTTATTTTCATTGTTCTTTAATCGAATTTGTTCCTGAAGCTGTTCAGCATTCTTTTTCTGAAAGTTCGGACACTGATATACATCTCCAAACGCAATTAGTACCATGACAGGGAATAGCATCCCATGCTGGCAACTTCTTCCAAATGCGTCAGCAAATGTGCAGTCTTCGCACCGCCCGTTTACGTCATACGCTGCCATATTATTTTTCTTTTTTATCGTTTTGTATTTCAGATAATTTATTAATCACTAGGTATGTAAGCATAAATTCTATAAAAAGAATGTCGTAATCCAAACCGGAGAAATAGCTCATTGCCATAACGAAAGCCACAAGACCTACAAAAATTGCAGTAGCAATAAAATACTCTTTCATCATTAATACCTGAATTTACCGAACTGAATAACTGCCATCGGCTGACTGAAGTCATAACCCCGGAACCACTCTTTCCAGTCGTCTACCGACAGACCATCGTTGGCCGCAAGTTCTTTCAGTTCCGGATATTTACCGTCGATGTCGAAAAAATTGAAAGAGGCACATCCGTCGCGATCCAGCTGGAAGGTAAGTTTCTGAATACCTGTTCCAGATTCCGCAGTCAGACAGCCTATTGTTATTTGTCTGCTGAAATACGGACGAGCTTCCCACTGACGGACGGAGATAACCGCTTCACCTTGCTGCACCTCGTGTATGCGTTTTGCCCAAAGCGGAAAGTTGGGCCGGATGGTGTGTCGTTTTTCGCCGGAAAGGAATTTCTTACGGAATCCGGTAGGACTCCCAGACCGGGGATGTTTGGTCGGGAAAGATTGCGAAAGCATGAGCACGTAAGTCTTTTTCATAACTTTTTTAGATTTCATGTTCATCGTTTTATTACATTTTACCTACCGCAAAAATAACAATTTTCAACCGAAATCGTATTAAAATTGTTTCTAAATTTCATAAAACCTCCGATTTTTCGTTTTTTGTCCTTCAAACTACCGAATCAGACCGCTAACTTTGAAGAAAAACACAAAGACTATGTTAGTAACGAAAACCGAAGAAATCAGGGCATACGTGCCCACCAGCGTGTACAGCGGCGACCAGTCACTTCTCACAATCATGGAAGAGACAGAAGAGAATATTCTTGTGCCGATACTTGGGCGGAAACTCTACGAAAAGGTATGCGAAGAATACGATAAGGCCATGGAAGAGTATGGCGGAGTGACGGCGGCCTACGTGGAAAAAGAAAACCTTACACCCGAAATCCGTCTGATACGTGCCTGTCAGCTTCCGGTGGTCTACTTGTCGCTGGCCAACAGCACCGGCATTCTCACGGTGAGTCTGAACGACGGGGGTGGGCTGAATCAGGTGTACACCGACGGGTACGACAAGGCCGACGAGAAATCCGTGAGCCGGTTTGAGCGCGATGCGTATTTCAAGGGCCGTCGCGGAGTGGACCGTCTGCTGGTATTCCTGGAAGAGGATGCGTGCAGTCAGGCCCCCGTGTTTGCCGATTTGTGGCGCGAAAGCCGGTATTTCTACCTGCAGGGCGACTTGCTGTTTACTACCGCCATCGAGATGAACCGTTTTCTGGATATTAACGAAAGCCGGGAGAAATTCATTGGCATGCTTCCTGACATCCGCTATTGCCAGAGCGCTTACATAGAGCCGGAGATAGGGGAGGAGCTGACCGATGCGCTGGTGAAATGGTGCACGCGCTCGCTAAAGTCCGACCTTTTCACGGGCGAAGACAAGGATGCCATAAATGCGGTGTGGCAGAAGGCGGTGGACTGTCTTCGCATGGCGCTGGCACTCTACATCGAGTCGCGCCGTCCGGAAAAACAGCGCAAGTACAGCGAAAACGAGGCAGCTTATTCCATGACAAAGGCCCGCAAATTTATCTCCAACCATCAGGATTCTTTCGGAGAGTTTATCAAGGATTCTCCGCTGTATGTGCCGCCGATCACTGAAACAACCGGACCGGACAAACAGCCCATATTCGATTACGACAACCAGGACAACGCCATCTTCGTCATGCGTCCGCAAGCCTTCACCAGGCACTGATTTTTTGTCCTTCATTCCCAGTTTTCATATACCTAACTTTGGAGTATAAAGAAACGACAAATGGATACGACAAACTACCAGATACATCTTCCGGAACTTCCCGACAGCTGGAACCGGCTGTCGACCGAAGAACTGGAAGAGGTGAACAGACTTTACAAGCGTAAGGAGGCTATGGCTGCGGCAGGCGACGAGGAACGTGCCGACCGACTTTTCAAGCTGAAGTGCTTCATGCTTTTTCTCGGACTGAAAATCGTGCGGCGCACCGTGACCGATGAAAATGGTGAGACGGTGTTTCTCTTCCGGCGCAAAGGGATTCGGCACCTGTTTGAGCGCATTCCCATGCGGGCATGGCAGGTGGACCAGTGGATAGACCAGAAGATCGGTTTTCTGGACAATCCTTTTGCACGCACCGTCACTCCCTACGGAATTATCCTCCTTCGTATGGGAACCCTTCGTCTGAAAGCGCCGAAAGATGTGATGTCCGATGTCAGCTTTGCGCAGTACCAGTCCGCACAGAACCTGCTTATCATGTACTGGGATGCACAGAAGGTTCTACAGACGCTTGTAAGGCGAAAATCGACCCATGCCGCCATCCGGATGCAGTTGCGCCGCATGAAGCAGGCACGATGCCGGTTTCTGGCTACGCTGTTCAACGAATCTGTGCGCGAGACGGGAGAGATACGCGAAGGACGCTACCTGCGTAAGTGTAAGCGCCGCGTGTGGTCGTTTAACTCCGGGCAGATACAGAAAAACGCCCGCTGGTTTAGCATGGTAGAAGCCCGCATGTTCCCCGTCATGGTGCAGTATTTTCAGAGCGTGCAGGAAGCCTACGCACGCATGTATCCGGAACTGTTCACGCCTAACGGGAAAAAGAACGGACGGCAGAACCCCATCAAGATAGAGGTGGAAATGATTAACAACATCATGAAGTATCAGGGATTCAGTGACTACGACGCAGTGTACGACAGCGAGGCGGTCCGCATCCTGGGAATTATGAATGCCATGGCTAAGGAAGCTAAGGAAATTGAGAAAATGAATCAGAAATACAGAAAAGGGAAATGATAACCGATTACCAGAGTAACGCATACCGAATTTCTTACCAGGGCGTGTCCATGATAGAAAATGCACTGGAAAACCCCAACCTGATTCAGGTGGGTGTGGTTCCGGGCTGTACCATCATGGTGGCTCCGCAGAAAAGCTACGGCATAGATTATCTGCCCAACGGAGAATACCGAAGCTGGACGCTGACGGGATACAACACCCGTCTGAACCGCACGGAGGCACACTACATCTATGCCCGTCTGGAACGTGGTTCTGACGATGCCATGGTGCTGTTTTCCGTGAACGACTATGCTACTGACGGAAGCATCGGCGGAGAGAATCCCAGCGAAGATTTCTATTACATACGTATCGGAAGCATTACCGCCACCGACAGTCTGGAAGCTGCCACCCTCGACCGTGAAATTACACTGGACTACGGTAAGCTTTCTACTCCTGAAGGACAAACGCAGGATACAGCCGGATGGAAAGAACTGTTTGAAGTGACAGCCGATGACCTTATCCGTCCGCTGAAACGCTTTACTTCCTACATAGTTCAAGGCACGCTTTCCATTATCGGCAAGCTGGTTATCAACGACAAGCAGATTTCTGATGTGGCACGCCAGGGAGATGAGGGAGATTTCCTTCAAAGCGACGAATCCGTGCCCACAACCAAGTTGCTTACTGGAAAATATTTAGACCTTCTCAGACAATACCTTATCAATAAAGACCGTGAAGACTCCACGAAATTCTTGCTTACGATGATGGCAGGAATTGTGGTGGGAGAGAAAGGTTTTGCCGAAGGTTTAACCGGTTTTGGCGCAAAGATAGATAAAAAAGGATACGGAGAAATGCGCGGACTTCGCCTGTGGGAATTTCTGGAGGTTCCTGAACTCCGGTACAACCGTGTAGAGATTTTCCTGGGGATTAAATGGCGTGTACCTGGTGCTGGAATTATTCTGTCATGCACACCTGATACGGATTCGGAAGGTAATCAGCTTACAACTGGAACTTGTACACTAAAGCTGGAAGAAGGAGAGTTTGGTGCGGTATCTAAGGATGACATTGCACTTGGTATCTTCCATTTTGGCGATGAAAGGGATGCTACCGAGGATTCAGACGACAGCAAAGGTAACTTCAAATTTTCCGGATTTGCAACCACCTATTTTCGCGTGACGGAGGTGTCGGGAGATAATAATGAGACATTCCGTTATGCACTTCGTCCTGGATATACTATTCATCCACAGCCGCAGATGAACTTTTCATGTTACGGGAACTTTACTGATGAAGCAAGACAAAGCTCAGCATACGAAACACGAACATATACCCGGCTTCTCTGGAAACAGAATGACTGGGAATTTACGGTTGGGAATATTGCCATGCAGTATGGCGACCTGACGAATTTGAACATATTCGGGCTGAACATGTCTGGTTACTCCATGTACCTTAATTCTGTGTATTTTACTGGTACAATAAATCAAGTAAGACCAGATGGAACGCCGGTTCTTGTGGCAAATGACAGAGGTCAATGGGAAAGTGGCACAAAATATGAATTTTATGACCGTGTAAGCCATGATGGTATATTGTGGCTATGCGTAGCAGAAGACGGGACAGATACAGAACCATCCAAGGAAAATGCTGATTGGCTTCTACAAGTAGATAAGGGTGAAGATGGAGCTGGGTTAACTTATATTGGAAGGTGGAACTCAAAATTGGTAGTTCCCAAAATGGGTTCAGTAACAATGAATGGAAGCACTTTTGCTGCAAAAGTAGCTACCACTAATCCCCCGTTATGGTGTTGGACAGATAATCAAGGAAATAGATTCATATTCTCTGATGGAGGGTATGTAATGACTGGCGAAGAAAACACTTCAGAGTATGATATGATTGCCAGTAAAGGAGAAGATGGAGTTTCCATAGAAGAGATCTATACGCGTACTACTGTTAATTCTACGCCGTCTACTCCAACCTCCCCGCAAATAGATGATTATATACCTTCAGGGTGGACACGTACACAGTCAGGAATATCTTCTTCTTATCCTTACGAATGGGTATCAAAACGAAGGAAATCTTCCGATGGCGTATGGGGACTGTTTTCTACGCCCGTCGTGTGTGCGCAGCTTGGAGAGAAAGGAGCCGACGGGCTTCAGGGATGTGCAATACGCGAATCTGAATGGGCTTTGAATACGGAATATCGCAATGATAGTGATGTAACCGATGGTAGTCTTCCTGTTCGTTATATAGACGTGGTGCTTGTAAGAAATAACGCCATGGAAACAGGTTGGGACGCATACCAGTGTTTGAAAACGCATGTATCGAGCAGCAGCATTACATACGCTAATACGCAATATTGGAAAAAGTTTGGAGCGAATGTAGGTTCTATTTTTACATCACTGATTATATCAAAGAATGCAAAAATACAGTTGTTTCAGGGAAACGACCTGCTTATACAGAAAGATAACGGTACGGTTACTGCAGGTATGACAGGAAGCAATTCAGGTAGCCTTGTGCGTATTTTTGCCGGAAGCACTTACGAGAATCGTGCTTCTGCTCCCTTCCGTGTGACAGAATCTGGTGAGATGTATGCTACAAAAGCACACATACAAGGTGAAGTCGTAGCTACGAGCGGGTCTTTTTCCGGTGAGTTGAAAGGAGCTACAGGAACTTTTACCGGTTCTCTTACTGCAGGAGATGCAAATGGTGAAAGGATTATAATAGATTCTGGAGCTAAATCAATAGGATTGATTAGTGGTAATTTACTATTGTCTTATTGGGAGTTTTTTAATCATAACGGATTTAAGTCTTGTAAATTAACATTGTTGGACAACGATTATGAGAATGTTACTATATATCCTCATGAGATAGGTATTTCAAGAGTTGATTTATCAGCAAAATTAACCCCTTCTTCACTTACAATATCTTCCGGTTCCATTAGAACAGAAATTGGTTCCAATAGAATATATATGAGTGATGGAAGTAATTCATATATAGGATTTACAGGTACCGCAGAATATGTGCCTCCAAATGGGTATTCAAAAACTCTTTATTTCAGAAACGGAATTTGTTATAAAATATCATAATCATGAAACTGAATTTTAAAGAATTACACGTTTTCAACGGTCTTTCACGCGTCACGGAAGCAGTGGAAGATGTAAGAGAAATGTTTGCCGATGCTATCTACGCATCGGGCAGGGGAGTTGCTTCGCTTGAATTGTGCCGTAAGATATACAATTCAGATGGTGAAGAAGAATATGACGAAAAAGAAGTGGAACTGATTAAGGAATATTCCAGGTTCGGGAACCCACGTTTTATTGATGCTATTGACAACATGATTGAAAAAGCAAGAAAAAATGATACTACAAGCAAGTAACGGATGCCTTCTTACTCAGAGTGAGGAAGTTCCAATTAGTGAAAGACGTTTTGAAAAATCAATGATTGTTTCATCCATGGAAGAAGCGGCATTGTGGAAAGAAATACCAGAATCAGAAAAAGACTCTATGATTGAAGAAGGAAATCTGTTTTATCCTGAGAATCTGGATTATAATTTCCTGAACAAGCTCGTATCTTTAATGGGAAAAGTATCATCAGATATTAATAACATTAGCCTTACAAACAATCAGGCATTGGAACTAAAGCGTTTATATCCCAGTTTTAATGAGGTAATCGGCACAGAAGCTCCTTCTGGTTTTAAGTTTAATTTTGATGATGTGCTTCTTGAAGTAGTGACTCCACATACTTTATCAGAGGATACTATGCCAGACCAGAATCCTATGCTTCTTTCACTTTCTCCTGATGAATCTGAAAAAGTAATTTATTACAGACCGGTTCTTCCGGATAATAAGGAAACTGTTTAATGAATATTATATAACAAAACACAAACGATTAAAACATGTAATTATGGCAGATAAAAAATTATCAGACGTTACATCCGTTGAAGATTTTGATTATTTTCTTGGTGTAAAGAGTAATGGGGATGTACAAAAGATGTCAAAAGATTCCATGAAAAAAGTAATTTCTGAATTAATGTCATCATTTTTACAAATAGATTCTCCTAAAAATTTTATAGTTTCAAATCCGAGCAATATGGAAACTGGAATAATCAGTATAGGAGATGCATCTAGGGAAATATCAAAATCAGAGAAATTGAATGAGCCTTCAGAAGATATTCCTTTCATAAGAGGAATGGACTCTAACGGGAATCCTATATATATTGGTACAGAACAGTTTTCATCAGTTCTGGCGGAACTTATTGGGATTGCAACATTAGAAAAATCGGGGCTTCACCCCGCTG